TTAATTGATTTTTTCGATTTCGTCGCGCATCCAATCAAGGTCACGTTTTGTATATGTCTTTTCGGTGATATCCTGAATATGATGCCCAACTAGGATCTTGATTGCGTATTCATCTACTTTAGCTTTCTTGGCAGCAGTGACAAATCTTACACGTGCATCGTGAGGACGATGTTCCGGATTCAAACCAAGTTCTTTCACAATCGCTTGCAGCCCGGTCAGGTAGGTATCGTAGTTCATCTGGATTACCCTTGTTGTGTTGCGAAAGTGCTGCGTGATGAGATATTCACTGTTGTTGTTTACCGATTCAAGATAGCGTTTTTCAACAAGCGGATAAATCCGAGAGTGAATCGGAACAATGCGGTTTTTGCCATCCTTTGTTTTCATCCCACCTTGAAAACTCTTCTTTTCGAGATCAACATTACATGTTTTCAGATTCAGAAGTTCTTGTGGCCGCCATCCCGAATAGCATTGAATCAACACAACGTCGACAAATGGAAGATCAATATTTTTCCACAGAAGGTCTATTTCTTCATCTGTATAGGTAAGGTGTTCTTTGTGGACGACTGGTGCCTCGATATTGAGCGAAAACGTCCGCGCACAGTTTTTATCTACCAGCTCGTTTGCCATTGCATAATCAAACAGCTGGTCGAACGTTGATTTCATCTTGCTTCGCGTATTGTTAGATGCTGCACGTTCTTTTCCATGAATTGTTCGATGGGCTGTCATGATGACCTTCTTGAGATCGCAGGCACGGACACTTCGAATTGGCATGGCGTGAAGTTCTTCGGCGTATGCCCAAACGGAATTATATTGCCGGAGGGCCTGTGGAGAAGCGTTTCTTGTTCGTTCCTCATACCAATGCGCGTATAGTTCATCCATCGTGACAAGATTGGAAAGATCGAACGGATTTCTGTGATATTCGACAAGTGCTTGATACGCTTCATTATAAGTCGCAAAATAGGCTACTGGCTGAAGTGGCTTGACAATTGGACGGCCTTCTGGCGATTTTCCGACGGTGACCATTACACGAAATGGACGCCTAAGACGCGCATTTTGAATCTCTGTGATCTGGCCAAATCCATTTGGAAGCCGCATATGCTTTTGCGATGTTTTTGTATACACCGGTTTTTGTCGTGCTTTTAGCGGGTATCCACAGTGAGGGCATGCAACGGCCTGGTCGCTCACCTTCTTGTGGCATTCGGGGCATGGTTTTAACATAGGTACCTCCTTACAATTTTATAGAATACCGCAAATCAAAATGGAAAGCTCGAAAAAAAATCGGGCTTTTTATTTTTGAAAAGCTATTCTAGGTTAAACGATGGATATTTGATTGTCAATCCTTTGAGGGTAAAAAGAAAAAATACATCACGCAGACGACCACTTTGTCAGGTAATATCCTTTTGAACCTAAGATGCAGAAAAATGCTCTTAGAATAAGTAAAAAGGAGTAACGTAAAAATGGACAAAGCGAAGTTAAAATTGGGGTCTGTGCCGGTGCGTGTTGCTGCGAGGGTCTATGGACGGGATCCGGCATGGGTACGCGCTGGCATTATTGCAGGCTGGCTGCCGATCGGCCAGGCAACACGAAACGGACACACTGTGACAGACATCCGGCAGATGGACTCGAAGTATGGTCGGATCAGCTATTATATTTCGCCGAAGCTCCTCTATGAACAGACCGGCTACGAATGGAGGGGCGAGAAATGAAAGGAGAACGGGCCAAACTTTCGAAGAAAAACCCCTATTATATTCCGGCAGAACGGTACTACGAGCTCAAGCACTTCTGCCGCCAGTACGATGACTGGAAAAAAGCACTCAACTACATCGACGGATGGCAGCTTTCACCCAGTGATATTTCGGGAATCCTCAAAGGTGACCCTCCGGAAAGCCAGACGGAGCGCCAGGCGCTTGCACGAGTCTATTACTCAAGCCATATTGATATTCTGGAAGGGTGCATGCGGCAATTCGATTCAGCGGTCGGGCCGTACTTATTAAGAGGGGTCACGGAGGGACTTGGCTACGATGCGCTGCGGGCAAATGGGTGCCCCTGCTGTAGGGAACTGTACTACGAATATTACCGTTATTTTTTCTGGCTTCTCAGCAAAGAACGCGGATGACGCGAAAAATTCAGGCTCCTTTATGGACGAAAGTTCACGAAAATTTGATTATGTAAAGGAAATTTTATTATGTTTGAGGCAAAAAAGACCGTTATGTACATTGACGTGAAGGGTGTTGACGATATGACTGATCGTAGCACACTTATGGAAGAAATCATCCGCAGAAACTGCGATGTTGATCCGCGAATCATCAATTCGCTGGTGAACAAGCTGGGAAGCTGTGGTGATAAGGATCATAAGAAATGCGAGTATCAGCTCAGGCTCGAAAACTATGACCTGCGCGGCATTGCACGAGACTTTGAGCTGCTGAAGAAAGCAGGAATCATCGAGCATGTAACCAAACCGACGAACTACATCGTTTGCTAAAGGCGAGAGCCGTGGAGAAATCTGCGGCTCTTTCTTTTTATCTGGACGCGAAAAATACAGCCGCCTTTATGAGAAAGGTGGTATGAAAAATGTTTAACTTGATTATCTGGATTTTGATCGTTGTGATTCTGGTCAGGCTGGCAAAGCTGATCGGAGCAAAGACAAACGAGGTGAAAAGCAGAACAAAGAAGAAGCACTGATCAAATTGGAGCTTGTGGAAACACAGGCTCTTATTTTTTACGCAGGCGCGAAAAATTCAGCTCCTATTATGGAAGAAATAAACCAATTATAGGAGGAAACTACTATGCTGAAGAATATTGTGAATGGTTTTGAGGAAATGATGAATTCGATCCTGAAGGCATTTGACGAGTCGATGAGCGACCCGTATGCTGGCTGGAACGAAGGAGAAGAACTCCTCATGCTGAATGATGTTCGGTGTGGTATCCGCTGATGGATTCTACCGGAAAACGGGCGTATGGAAACATACGCTCTTTTCTTTTTACATAGAATTTTTCTAACCTAGCATAGAATGTTGCGAAATAACGCGAAAAAATCGGTTTCTTTTATGGAAGAGATGTCTTCCGGAATTCGAAAGGAGATTGATATTATGAGCAAGACGAATAAGAGAAAGTACGACAGAGGATATGTCGATGCGACGGACAAACTGCGCGTGTTTATCGAAAGCCGGAGCAAAGTGATGTTTGTGGAACATGACTACGCTACGAGTGAGACAGCACGAGCAGCTTACAATGTTGCGATCGACCGTATCCGCTGCCGTGGAATGGTTCGAGTAATTGTATCGAATGGCGAACTCTTTATGATTCGCAAAGACATCTAAGGCGTGAGAGCTTACGAGAAATCGTAGGCTCTTTTATTTTTTCATCACGCAGACGACCGTAAACACAGGTATAGTGGTACAAAGGAGATTTCAAAATGAACGCTGAACTTGGTATGATCTTTGCTGTCCTGATCTTTGGGATGGGGCTTCTGATCGGCGTGGCCATCGGTTTCCAGCTGAGCGAGAGCCAGAACGATGTTGGAGACCTTGTGATCGCACCGGGAGACGAGGACGCACCGAATTACATGTTTCTGGACCTGGACACGACGCCGGATGACATCCGGGGACGGGACCATGTGCTGTTGAACGTCCGGAGCATCTCGGCGCGAGAAAAACATTCTGCTTAATGGAGGAAACTCTAATTTACTTTGTAAAGGAGAAAATCAATGGAATCTTACGAAAACAAAGAATTGCTGATGGAAGCGGCGAAGCAATCGCTGGCGAAACTCAAAGACCTGGAACCGGGTACGGACGAGTACAATTCGGCGGCAAACACGGCACTGAAGCTGTACGACATGCAGCTCAAGGGCGAGGCGCAGGAGAGCGACCAAAACCTGAAAACGGATGACGAGAGGCGAAAAGAGCAGGAAGTCATCAATGATCAGGAGAAGGCTGCGAAGGCGCGTCACCTTGAGATCGCAAAGTTGGGGATGCAGGCATTGACGTTTGTCGGCACGATTGGGATGACCGTATACTGGTCGATCTGCGAGGCTGGCGGTGTGACGCAGCTTTCCGGAGCAATGCGTGAAGGTTTACACGAGATCAAGAGAGGCTTTACAGACAGAAGGTAAAGGAGGAACCGAGGAGGGTCTGTGACGAAAGTCGCAGGCTCTCTTTATTTTTTATGCGATATCATGAAGTGCCGCCCAATGAATGGACGAGTTATTACGGGAGCGTTTACCGGTGCAATCATCCGGTGTATCGTGTGTGTACCCTTTACAAGGAAGGTGCGAGGGGGCTATGTGTGATCCAGCAGCGATTCAACGAGAAGACAAAATCGACCTACTGGAGTGCCATCGACCCATGGCTGACCGACAAGATCTATCTGCGGCGGGGATTCAGAGAATATTTCGACAGCCATGCCGGGCGCAGAAATCAAAATGGAGAATATCCGACCGTGACCGTACGCCAGATCATGTGGGCATTGCGAATGAAGCCCATCAAGCGGGAACGGTGGGAGACTGTATTTGACAGGAGTTTGATTTGAGCACATGTAAAGAATCGTAGGCTCTTTATTTTTATAGTCCCATTTGGTATAATAAGATAGGGAGGTGTTTTAGGATGCCTGTATTATGTATGTTCTACGGAATTATTGTCCGGATGTATCGAGAAATGGGTGGTAAACATAATATGCCGCACATCCACGCTGAGTATTCTGGGCAAGAAGTTGTTGTTGCATTGGACGGAACTGTTCTCGAAGGAAAGATCCCGCGCAGTCAGATGAAACTCTTGGATGCATGGATGGAGATCCATAAAGACGATCTAGCGGCGAACTGGAAGCTGTTGAGCAACGGCGAACAGTTTTTCCGCATTGATCCCCTGAAGTAAGGAGCGTGATTTTAGATGCTGCAACCAAGACTGACAAAAGTTGAGCCGATTGCTCAGATGAAATTACGACTGTACTATGAAACCGGAGAAGTAAGACTGTTCGATGTTGCTCCCTATGCTACAGGTTCTTGGTACAGCATGCTACAAAATGATGGATATTTCAACAGAGTGGAACTATTGCCTGACGGAAGCGGTATCGAATGGCCAGAAGGTCAGGATGTCGCACCCCACGAGCTATATGAGAATAGCATCGAAATAAAGAGAACAGCTTGATATTTTGCGAAAGAGCTTACGAGAAATCGTAGGCTCTTTTCTTTTTGCCATAACGCGAAAAATTCAGCTCCTATTATGGAAACGAGAATTTCTGTGTTTACATGAAAGGAGAAACTATTATGCTGAGACACAAAATGACGATCGTTGTAAAGGCTATTGCTGGCGGAAGCAACAGTGGGAGCATTCTGAAGGAGGTAATCCATCGGAACAGCAAAATGAATCGGGAGGAAATTGACCGAAAGATGCATTGGCTTGGTTCCTGTGGAGGACCTAACGGAGTGCGATCAAACTGGGAAGCTGAAGTTGACATGATAGACTTTGCAGGTATGGTGCGTGATTTTGAACTGTTGAAACTGGTAGGCGCAATTGGAAGCGTAAAGGTAAAACAGAGAGATAGAGATATCGTTTGATAAGGCAAGAGCTTACGAGAAATCGTAGGCTCTTTTCTTTTGTCCAAACGCGAAAAATTCTCCGTGCTTTATGGGACAAAGGCCCAGAAAAAAGGAGAAGTAATATGAAAGAATCTATTTTTAAGAAAATTTGGAATTATTCGATTACGGTTGGGCAGATGATCATGACAGCAATAGCAATGGCAATTGTAACGCTTATTGTATGGTTGTTGTGTCGGGCATTCCGGCCGTCGAAAGACTGATATTTCACGATAGACCGGTTATACACAACTTGAGTTGGGTCGTCCCGGAGAAGAGCTGATGCGAAAACATGGGCTCTTTCTTTTTTCAGACGCGAAAATTTCAGCTTCTATTATGGAGGTAAGAGGGCTTACATTGAAAGGAGAAAAACTATGATGAAAGCTATTAAGAACTTTATGAACAAACCTTGGACTTGGGGTACTTATTTTAAGTGCTGCGGAGTTGGCATGGGATTGTCGTTGGCAATCCTGGGCACATTTGCAGCATGGGCAAAGTGGAACGAGAAGAAGGCATTGAAAGAGATGCAAGAGAGCAATCAGGAAGAGGACAATATCTGAAAGATCACGCCCTCTTATCTTTTTCAGACGCGAAAATTTCAGATGCCTTTATGGAGGAGATAGCTCAATTGGTAGAGCGCCACTTTCGGGTGGAGGTTATGGGTTCGAGGCCCATTCTCTTTTTCATTTTTATATTTTTGGAGGTACTACATCATGGAGGACATTATGCACATCCGGTCTGCATTTCTGCGTGGGCTTATTTCGGACGCGGTTCGGAATGCGATCCGTAAGCAGGGATATGACGGCGTGAACGTCGATCTCAATGATATTTCTGCCGGATACAGCGAGAACGAGAAAAAAGTTCACGTGCATCTGGATATCGACGCTGAGATGAGCAAGAAGGATCTTGTGGATATTCTGAGGAGTATCGACATACTGTGACGCGAAAATTTCTCGATGCTTTATGAGATGATTAGTCTCAGAATTATATTTTTGGAGGTACAAAACTATGAAGAAATTGATTGGAGCAATTGCGGGTTGCGTTGCAGCTTATTATGTGATTGACGTACTCGCCGCAGTAAGTATGGCGTGCGCATGGGGCGATTTGGTAGAATACGGCCACATGCAGGCGGCACATGAACTGGACGATACGTTTCACAAAAGGTATTGCAAGCGCAACCTGAAGGTATTTGATTCGACAAGGGAAGCACTTTTGGAGAAAATGAAGAGAAAGTAACTAATCGAAATGGAGCTTACGAGAAATCGTAGGCTCTTTATTTTTTCAAAATGGAGGTTGAACATCATGAAAACACTGGACGACATTATTCAAAGCTGCACGGACCAGGCAACGAAAAGTGAACTTCAGGCGCTCAAAGAACGCCTTGAGCAGATCTATTCCAAGGTGGAAAACGCGGAGGACTGCATGAGCATGTGTGCGGACGCAGATATTTACGAAAACTATTTGTCCGCATCCAATCGACTTTATGAACTTCTCTACGGTGAAATCATTTTGTGATGGGAGGTCAGACAATGAAACTGACAAAAACATGCGCGAGATTCTTGCGCAAGCATGGCGGGACTATTCTGGCAGTGGCGGCGTCCGTGGGCGTCGTGGCGACGGCCATCGAGACCGGGCGGGCAACCACGAAGGCAAAGCATCTGCTCGAAGTGGATGAAGCGCTGCGAAAATACAACGAAGATGAGCAGGGCATTGTGGAGGAGCCACCGACAAAGAAACAAATCGCTCTGATATGCTGGAAAGCATACGTCCCGGCTGCAATTCTGGGCGGCGGCACCATTGCGTGTATTCTGAGCTCCAATGCGCTGAACAAAAAGCAGATTGCAAGCCTGACTGCGGCCTACATGGCGCTGGGAAGGACGTATCAGACCTACCGGCAGAAGGTGATTGAGAACATCGGGCTGGAAAAAGAAGCAGAAATTCAGGAGCAGATCAGCGAAGAAAAGCTGCCTGAAGTTCGTGACAAGATGGCAGAGGAAAAACTGCTCTGCTACGAGCCTATCTCAAAAAGATATTTCCATGCCACAGAGGTGGAATTGACAGATGCGTTCTACCATATGAACCGCGACTTTGCATTGGATGGCGAGGCATCCATGAACAGCCTTTATAATTACCTCGGACTGGATTATCTGCCGGAAGGGGACACAACTGGTTGGTCGATGGATTATCTGGCAAATGAATGGGAATATTACTGGATCGACTTCCGGTATTACAAGCAGACAACAGACGACGGCCTTGAAGTCTACTACGTGGATGCATTCCAGCCGCCCATCGAGAATTATACCAACTATGATCCCTATGCGGATTACTGCGAGAAAAAAGGAGAATGAATATGAATAAGATCAACTGGTGGAAGGTGGCATCCGTGGCAATGATGGCTGCAAGTGCTATTCTGGGCTTCGGGCATGACCTTATCGAGGACCAGCGCAGCGAAGAGGAACTGCAAGACATGGTGCAGGAAGAAGTGCGCCGTCAGCTTGCGAAAAAGAACTTGTAAACGCGAAAAATACAGTCTCCCTTATGGAAGAGAAACCCAAACTGACAAATAAAGGAGATTGATATTTATGTACGATCATGACTATTATGCAAAGATGGACAAGGCAATGGTACGCGTACTGAAGGCAGTTGTACGTTCAGTGGGATACGGCTTTACAGGGCTGTATCACTATCTGAAGAAGCAGCCGACCAGACTGTACGAATATATCCGTTACCGGATTCAACTGGAGCGTGATGATCAGCGTGAAACAGAAATCCGCTTCGAGAATTTGAAGCAGAATGGACACATCTGAAAAAGGCGAGAGCTTACGAGAAATCGTAGGCTCTTTCTTTTTATATTTTACGGAGGTACGAACATGAACCTGAAAACATTTGCAAAGGCTGCGCGGAGAAGCGTGAGCCGGAACGCATCCAAGATCCTGGGCGGACTGGCCATTACCGGCGGCATCACGTCCGTTTATTTTGCAGTGACGGCCACCCCGAAGGCCATGATCCTGCTGGATGAGAAAAAGAAGGAACTGGGTGTCGAAAAGCTCGATGCAAAGACCATCATCAAGACAGCAGGCCCGGTTTATATTCCGACGGCGGTGAGCATGGGCCTGAGCGCTGCATGCACCATTGGGGCCATCCATGTGGATGAACGCCGGAATGCAGCACTGGCAGCGGCTTGCACACTGTCGGAATCTGCGCTGAAGACCTACCAGGACAAGGTCGTGGAGACCATTGGTAAGGAAAAAGAGCAGGAGATCCGAGAAGCAGTGAGCCTTGAGAAAATGGCAAAATGCCCGGAGCCGGAGCATATTCCGGTGGCCAAAGGGCTGAAAAAGGATGATATTTCCTATGACCAGCGGGTCAAATGCTGGGAGAGCTTGTCCGGGAATTATATCTGGACGAGCAAGAACGCACTGGAACGCGCCCTGAACGGTGCAAACAAGCAGCTGCTCAGTGACTTCCGGGTGACCGAAAACGACCTGTTCGACTATCTGGGCATGGAGCACAACCGGAACGGAGATCTGCTCGGCTGGGATACCGAAACGACGCTGGAGATCGAGACGTTCTATGCTTCGAAGCTGGATGAGGACGGGATGCCCTGTCTGGTGCTCGATTATGCGACGCCGCCGAAGTGGCTGGGGTATTGATATTTTCGACATCCCGCGGCCAGACGCGAAAAATTCATCTTCCTTTATGGAGGTAATACTCCGACATTATGAACTTTAATAAAAGAGAGGTAACAAAAATGGACGAAATGAAGAACATGAACGAGACTACTATGGAGAACGAGACTTCTGTTGAGCTCGTTCCGGAGGAGAGCGTTGAGATGATCAACACGGAGCAGTCTTCGAATTCTGGTTCGAACTTTGGACTCATTGTTGGCGCTGTGGGCGTTGGCGCAGCCGTATTGTACGGTCTGCACAAGAAGCACAAGGCCAAGAAGGAGGCAAAGGATGAGCAGAAGCCGAAGAAGGCAAAGAAGAAGATCCATCTGCGCAATCCACTGGTGATCACGGAAGAAGTTCCTGAAGAGGAAACCGTTGATGAGGACATCGAGGAAACTTCTGAGGAAAAGTAATGTTTAATGAAGCGAGAGCTTACGAGAAATCGTAGGCTCTTACTTTTTTTATTTTTGAAAGGGGTAGACTATGGCACAAGTAGATATGCCGAAGTCCAGCATTGGCCAGAAGCCGGAGCAGCCGAAGAAAAAGTTTGAGAAGGTTGTCAAGGGTAAGGTGACCGTCAAGGAACAGAACGACATTCAGAAGATCGCAAATGATTTTCTGGCGGAAGACCTCAAAACGGTGAAAGACCGCATCGTGATGGAGTATCTGGTCCCGATGGTCAAAAACGGCCTGTGGAGCATCTTCAACTCGGCGATCAGCATTGCACTCTGGGGCGAAGACCGCTCCCGCGGGAGTTCGGGTGGATATTCCGGCTCTGCATCCCAGCGGAACAGTTATGACCGCTATTATTCGGGCAGTCAGAACGGACGGCCGGGGAATCCGAACCCGCCGATGCGCCGGAGTTTGCAGAACCTCGACTTCGAACGCCGTGGCGATGTGGATGATCTTTTGAACCAGATGTACAACGCCCTCCGCGACTACAAGCAGGTGACCGTGGGCGACCTGTGGGACCTGATGGGCGTTTCCAACGAACCGACAGACTACAACTACGGCTGGTATATGCTGGATCAGGCATACATCAAGGGGATTCCGGGCGGCTTCCGTCTGGTTCTGCCGAAGCCCGTACCGCTGCACTGATAGAAAGGATTGATATTTATGAAGTTCCTGAAAAGCATCAAAAAAGACGAGATCATGGCCACTGTGACCCGCACGGCATCCAAGTACGGCTATAAGCTGAAGAAGGCGAGCCCGACCATCATGATCGCGGGCGCTGCCATCGGCGGCGTAACTGCGACGGTTCTGGCCTGCAAGGCGACCATCAAGGCGCAGGATATTCTCGCTGAACACAATGCAGCGGTAGAGAGCATTCACGCCGCGAAAGACCAGATCAAAAACGGTGAGCTCCAGCCGGACGAAGGCGAGAGCTACACCGAGAAGGAGTTCAAGAAGGACATCACCACGGCATACATCCAGACCGGCCTGAAGTTGGCCAAGGTCTACGCGCCTGCGGTCGGCCTTGGTGCAGCTTCGCTGGGCTGCATGTTCGGCTCGCACCACATTATGAGCAAGCGAAATGCAAGCCTGACGGCGGCTTATATCGCGCTGGATCAGGCATTCAGCGAATACAAGACCCGCGTGGGAGACCGCTTTGGCAGCCGTGTGCAGGAGGAACTGGAGCACAACATCAAAGCCGTGGAGATCGAGAGCAAGAACACCAACGAGCAGGGCGTTGAGGAGGCCATCAAGGAGTACAAGGACGTCGCCATGGCACACACCAGCCCCTACACCTGCATCTTTGACGAGACGGTGGACACCTGGCAGCCGGACAATATGCTGAACCGGAATTACCTGTTCCTGATGGAGCAGGCTGCGAACAAGCGTCTGCGCACGCAGGGGCATCTGTTCTTGAACGACGTTCTGAGCAGCATCGGCACCCACGGCGGTGTGACCATGAAGACGCCCGAAGGCCAGATCGTGGGCTGGATCTATGACCCGAACGATCCGACCCGGCAGAACCATGTGGATTTTGGCGTCACCAGCTACGTGGAGGGCGACGACGCTCTGAACAGCTTCATCAGCGGCGGTGAACGCTCGGTGATGCTGCGGTTCAACTGCGACGGCCCGATCATCGACAAGATCTGAGACTGATATTTTGGAGGAATACGCTATGACCAGATTCGTGAAAAGACTTTCTTACGTTTTTGCTGCCATGGCCGGAGTCTGTTTCGTATCCGGTCTGGCGGTTCTTTCGGAGTGAGGGTGTTATGGACAGTTTGGAAAATATGTTTCTGTTTCTGGACTATCTGACCGATACCAAACGCAAGCGCCATGTCGTGGGAGGCATTCTGATGAGTGTCTCCCTTTTCTTTGGCGGTTTGGCTTTTACCATGATGAGCATCAAAGGAGAAGACGATGAACAAGACCATTCGTGACGTGTTGATATTTGCAGCGGGCTTTGTGGGCGGCGCCTACTTTATGCACAGGATGCTCCTGAAAAAGTATCAGGAGTACGCTGACCATCAGATCGAGGATGTCCGCGAGCACTACCAGCAGAAAGAGGCTGAGATGGACCAGACGATCGAAGAAAAGGCGACGCAGAAGAGCTTTGAGCAGCTGGCCGGGAAGTACCGCACCGAGTCGGACCCGGAAGCCATTGCCACCTGTGAGCCAATCGAGATTATCGAGCCGGACCACTTTGGCGAAAACGATGATTACGAGACGAGTTTCCTGACCTATTACGCGGACGGCGCACTGGTTTTCGATGGCGAATCGAAATCGGTGGACGAGGATGATATTCCGACGCTCATCGGTACGGAGGCGCTGAAGCACATTGGTGAGTTTGCGCCGAGCATGATCCATGTGCGGAACAACAACTATCACAAGGACTATGAGATCCTTCAGGCTCAGCAGTGCTGGGCAAACGTCTTATCGGAGGAAGATGAATGACTTTTTCGAAGCTGACAGAGCAGTATTATGACTGGCTCTATAAGATTGTCTGCGGGGAATGGGAGCCGCGAAACCTGTCGTTTCACCGGCTGCTGATGTTCCTCTACAACCGCAGATTCATCCCGGCATGCGAGATGGACGTCTGCCGGGCAACGGATGGAAGCAACCTGCGTTACCGATTTGCAACGGAGAATGATATTCCGTATGCGAAGATCGATGCGGCATTCGGCGGTGAGCCATGCAGTATGCTGGAAATGATGGTGGGCCTCGCGCTCCGTGTGGAGGAACACATCATGGAAGATGTGACGGCTGGCAACCGCGTGGGCCAGTGGTTCTGGAACATGGTGGTCAGCCTGGGCCTTGCTGCGATGGACGACAGCCGCTTCAGCGAGGATCGGGCTGAATTTATTCTGGACCGATTCGACAGTAGAGACTACCAGCCGAACGGTGCAGGCGGACTCTTTACACTTTCCCATCCGACCGAAGATATGCGCCAGATTGATATTTGGTATCAGCTGATGGCATATCTGAATGAGAACGAGTTTTGATGACATATGAATCAAAAATCTGCATCCCTATGGAAGGATTCGTTGAGAAGATACTCGACGATTCCCATGTGATGCTGCGAATCACGGCGTGTCGAGACGAGAATAACATTGGTCGGCTGATTCTGGCTGACCCGAATTACTGGAGGAAAATTGACAATGGAACTGACTGATATTTTGATCGACCTGAGCAACAGCAAGGCTGCGCTGGAGGTGGCCAACCACACCATCCGCCGCCTGAACGGCAAGTGCATGCGCAAGAATCTGGTCATCATCGGGCTGGCATGGCTCAGCATGAAGGCCTGCACGATGCTGGGGGAGAGTGAAAAGAAGCGCAAGGAAGCAGAGGAGCGCGCACGGAACGCTGAGACGCGTCTCTTTGAAGAGCAGCGGCCGACGAATGACGAGTGCTGCGACGGTAATGCCAGCATCGACAAAAAAGAAGTCTGACACAGACCTCGTAGAAAGGAGGAAGTCAGTTGCCAATGATTGATTTCCTGATGATCGCAACGCGGATGGGAAAACGCAATACGATCGAAATTTACCCGAAATTCATCATCAAGAAATCCAAAGATTTGATGATTCGGGGTTCTGATTTCTATGCGATCTGGTTGGAAGAGCGCGGTTTATGGAGCACGGAGGAGCAGGATGCGCTGCAGCTGATCGACCGGGAGCTTGATATTTATGTGCAGGAGCACAAGCAGCTGCTCAACGACAGCTATCGGGTGCTCCATATGTGGGATGCGGAGTCCGGCATGATCGACAACTGGCACCGATACTGCCAGCGGCAGATGCGGGACAACTATCACACCCTCGACGACACATTGATATTTGCAAACACCCCGGTCAAAAAGGACAGCTATGCGTCCAAGCGTCTGCCGTATCCGTTGGAAAAGGGGAGCATCAGCGCCTACGACGAGCTCGTGGGCACGTTATATTCTCCGGAAGAGCGCCAAAAGATCGAATGGGCCATTGGTGCCATCGTCAATGGCGACTCGAAAAAGATCCAGAAGTTCCTTGTGCTGTACGGTCCGCCCGGCAGCGGCAAATCTACGGTGTTGAACATCGTAGAGAAGCTGTTCGAGGGGTACTGCGGCACCTTCGACTCGAAGGCGCTGGGATCATCTTCAAATGCGTTTGCACTGGAAGCGTTCAAATCGAACCCGCTGATCGCAATCCAGCACGACGGCGACCTGTCACATATCGAGGACAATACCCGGCTGAACTCGCTCGTTTCCCACGAGACGATGATGGTGAATGAGAAATTCCGGAGCGCTTATGCAAACCAGTTTAAGTGCTTCCTGTTTCTCGGCACCAACAAGCCAGTCAAGATCACCGATGCGAAATCGGGCCTGATCCGACGGCTCATTGACGTGAATCCGAGCGGGGAAAAGATACCGGCAAAGAAATACCTCGACCTGGTGGGCAAGGTAGACTTTGAGCTTGGCGGGATCGCCTTCCACTGCAAGGAAGTGTACGAGAAGAACAAACGTTTGTACGACGATTATATTCCGACTCGTATGATGGGTGCATCCAATGATTTCTACAACTTCATGCTGGATTCCTATTATATTTTCAAGAAGGAAAACGGTGTCTCCCTGAAACGGGCATGGGCAATGTACAACGAATACAATACGGCTGCAAACGTGCCATATCCGTATTCGCGCCGTGCCTTCCGGGAAGAACTGATGAACTACTTCGAGGATTACAAGGAGCGGGAAACCGACGTGAACGGCGAGCGGGTGCGCAGCTATTACAGCGGTTTCAAGGCGGACAAATTCAAGGAATTTGCGGATACCTCCCAGGGGGAGTCTGCGAAAAATGACCCCCCGCCTTCATCCTGGATTGACTTCAAAGAGCAGCATTCTCTCTTCAATGATATTTGCAAGGATTGCCTGGCCCAGTATGCGAACGAAAATGGCACGCCCCTGCAAAAGTGGGAGAATGTCAGGACCAGGCTGGGCGGACTGGACACATCAAGACTGCACTATGTGAAAGTCCCGGAGAACCACATTGTGATCGACTTTGATATTCCAGGGCCAGACGGGAAAAAGAGCTTTGAGCGAAACCTCGAAGCGGCATCCAAATGGCCCAGAACCTACGCGGAGCTGAGCAAATCGGGTGCGGGAATCCACCTACATTATATTTATACCGGCGATGCGGCCAAACTGAGCCGGATCTATGACGAGAACATCGAGGTGAAGGTGTTCACGGGAAAGTCCTCGCTCCGGAGAAAACTGTCGAAATGCAATGATATTCCAATTGCAAACATCAGCAGCGGCTTACCATTGAAGGGAGAAAAAATGGTTGACACAAAGCAGATTCAGGATGAGCGGCATCTGCGTGTTCTCATCAAGAAAGCACTCGCCAAGGAAATCAGCCCCTACACCAAGCCCAGCGTGGACTTCATTGCGCACATCGTGGAGGAAGCGTATGAAGGAAACGTGACGTATGACATCGATGACATGCGGAATGTGATCCTTGCCTTCGCGGCCAACAGCACCAACCAGGCAGACGCATGCCTCAAAATCATATCGAAAATGCACTTTAAGTCGAAGGATGACATCGAGCGCAACGCTCCGACCGGAGAGGAAAAGCCCATGATATTTTTCGACTGCGAGGTGTTTCCGAACCTACTGCTCGTGAACTGGAAGTTTGCCAAGCAGGATAAAGTCTACCGGATGATCAACCCCACCCCGGCGGAGATCGAAGGTCTAACAAAGTATCGGCTGGTTGGGTTCAATAACCGCAAGTACGACAACCATATTCTCTGGGCACGGATGCTGGGAATGTCCAATGAGCAGATCTATGCCCTGTCCAATCAAATCGTCAACCAGCATACGGGCTTCTTTGGCGAGGCGTACAACCTCTCGTACACTGATATTTACGACTTCTCGTCGAAAAAGCAGAGCTTGAAGAAGTTCGAAATCGAACTGGGCATCCACCATCAGGAGTTGGGACTTCCATGGGATCAACCGGTGCCCAAGAGTCTTTGGGACAAAGTTGCGGAGTATTGCGACAACGACGTTCTGGCAACGGAAGCGCTGTTCTATTCGAAAGACCGGCAGGCGGACTTCATTGCGCGTGAGATTCTGGCAGACCTTGCCGGAATGACAGTCAACGACACGACCAACAGCCTAACCGCCCGAATTATATTTGGGCGGGAGAAGCATCCGAAGCTGGTCTACACCGACCTGGCAACAGGTAAATCGGATTCGGTGGTGGAAGTTGAGCCTGATATTTTGACGGATCAGAGCATCATCAATGCGTTTCCCGGTTACGAATGGGTACGCGGTGATGACGGAAAGATGCACAACATGTTCCGCGGCACCGACCTCGGCATGGGCGGCTATGTGTATGCCGAGCCGGGGATGTACCACAACATCGCTCTGCTGGACGTAGCATCCATGCATCCGCATTCGGCAGTGGCCATGAATTACTTTGGCGAGTACACCAAGCAGTTCAGCGACTTGATGGACGTGCGTATTCATGTAAAGCATGGTGAGTACGACAAGGCCAAGAAGCTGTTCGGAGGAAAACTTGCGAAGTATCTGGATGACCCTGGCCAGGCAAAAGCCTTGACACAGGCGCTGAAGATCGCCATCAACATGGTGTACGGGATGACCAGCGCGACCTTTGACAACCCGTTCCGCAACCCCAAGAACGTCAACAACATTGTGGCGCTTCGAGGGGCTTTATTCATGCGCACGTTGCAGGACGAGGTGCAGCAGCGTGGTTTCACCGTGGCACACATCAAGACGGATTCCATCAAAATCCCGGATGCCACGCCTGAAATCATCGACTTCTGCATGAACTTTGCGAAAAAGTACGGGTACACGTTTGAACACGAGGCTACCTATGAAAAGATGTGCCTGGTGAACAACGCCGTTTATATTGCAAAGTATCTCGATGCGGATACGGCAAAAGCGCAGTACGGTTATATTCCCGAAAAGAACGAGAAGAAAGGCGGAAAATGGACTGCCACCGGTACACAGTTCCAGGTGCCGTATGTCTTCAAGACGCTCTTCTCGAAGGAACCCATCGAGTTTCCTGACCTCTGCGAGACCAAAACTGTGTCGAAGGGTGCCATCTATCTGGATAAAAATGAGGACCTGCCCGAAGGCGAACACAATTATATTTTTGTGGGACGTGTCGGTCAGTTCTGCCCCATTATTCCGGGAAAGGGTGGTGCTCTGCTGCTGCGGGAAGCGGGCCTGAGTGATACCGGTGAACGGAAATATGCTTCTGTGACCGGAGCAAAGGATTACCGTTGGCTGGAAAGCGAGGCGGTCTATTCACTCCACATGGAGGACGATATCGACAAGGCATACTTCGACAAGGAAGTCAATGAAGCTGTCGATGAGATCTCCAAATACGGCGACTTCGAATGGTTCGCCGCAGATGATTCTGGGACTCCTCCCTGGAATGATATTCAGGATGAAGCTGCAAGAAATTTTGAAGTGAGGTGATATTTTATGTGTCATGGAAGTTTGTATGACCCCTATGGCCATCATATCGGGTTTGTCAATAACTTTTACACTAAACTGGGTTCTGTTCAAATGAATATTGAGCTGGAAGACGGAAGAACGTTCCAGTTCAATCCGGGTGATCTTCTGCGTGACCGTCAGGGTGACTGGCGTATTCGGAAGCGGGAAGGGTCGGTGCTCGATTCTATGCGTTATATGCACTGGGCTGACTGTGTGATGGAAGAGGCAGCCAAAAAGAAGGAGGAAACCAATATGACTGCACCAAGTATCAAGAATGTGATCTTCAATCCCCCAGCAACCATTGTGTTCTGGACGGATGGTAGCAAAACCGTTGTGAAGTGCAATGTAAAGGATGGGTTTGACCCTGAGAAGGGACTGACCATGGCTATTGCGAAGCGCTGCGCCAGCAACAGCGATGATTTCTACAAGGAAATCAAGACATGGATTGAGAAGAGCGAGTATAAGTGCCCAAGCACTGTTGTTTCGCCGGATCGATCCGCAAATCAGGATGTACTGAAAGAGTATGTTTTCAAGGCCAATAAGGCTTTGAAAGACTTTATCGCTGCCTCAGCAAACGGTAACAGCGTGACCATGCTTCTTAAAATGGCAGCGCTTACTGCCAATCTGGAAATTCTCGAAGAGAAAGTCAATAAGTAAAAATAGGAGACTGATATTTATGTACACTAAGCGTCAGAAAGTCAATATTGACGATACACGTTTCATCTATGCCACCAATTTCTCTGGTGATCCCAGCCGCGACCGCTTTGGCTCGGACAAGCGCCGCGTCAATGTGGTCATTCCTACGCAGGAACTGGCCGATCAGTTGGTGGCTCTCGGTGTGAAGGTACGGCAGACTAAGCCGAATCCTGAGCGTACCTACGACGAGCCGTTCGTTCCGACCTACTTCGTGCCGGTGACGATCAACATGGAGTCCAAGTGGCCGCCGCACGTGTACTGGATCACTACCACCGGCAAGCGTCTGCTCTGTGACATTGATACGATCAGCCAGCTTGATTTCATTCGGGTCAAGAATGTCTGCGTTCAGGCCAATCTCGTGGAGAAGCGCAACACTCCGGGCGAGTACAGCCTGTATGCCGACGTTATGTATGTCGAGCAGGATGCAGATGCCGATCCGTATGCAGAACGGTATGCGCGCTATGCTGCACCGGAAGCAGACATGGCCGAGCCGAGCGACCCGAACGACATGCCGTTCTAAGGGAGGCGCGTATGAAGAAACTGTTTATTAGCGTTCCTATGCGCAACCGCACGGAATACGATATCAAGGCATCGATGGAGCAGATGCACCGGATTGCAGAAGCAGTCTTTGGCGAAGAGCTGGAGGTGATTCCGACTTATTTTGAGGATGATCCTCCGGAGAACACCAATATGGCGATTTGGTATCTCGGTGAGAGCATCAAGAAACTGTCTGAAGCAGACCGCTTCATCGGTATTTACGATGAGGATAAGGGATATCGCGGTTGCATCATCGAGAATCTCGTTGCAAAAAACTACAGCATCCCGTCCTATCTGGTGAATGTCAGCTATGTCGCTCCTGATATCATCGAGCAGAAGCGTCGTGATGAACGCATCGCGAACCTTGAAATCTATTAAATGATATTTCGAGTGCCGGGGTCAGTCCCTAGTCGAATGCTCCAGCCGGTGAGTGCCCACGTCGCAAATGGCGTTCTCAGAGGCAGCAGCTCAGACTTATATTTTTAATAAAGGAGAAGAGCTATGAAAGTATTGCGCATCAAACCGATGTGCCGACCGGAGGTCATCGACATTGATGGCTCGTTGGAATCTCTGCAGAAAGAGGTCGGTGGCCTGATTCAAGCAACCTACCCGTGGGACGACAAAGTTGCTCTTATTTGTAACGATGAGGGCAAACTCAAGGGCCTGGAGTTCAACCGGCCGCTTTATAACGCTGACGCTCAGATGTACGACTATGTGGCTGGTGCATTTCTGATTGTAGGCTTGACCGAAGATGACTTTGGCTCTCTTTCGGTTGAAATGATCGAGAAATACACCAGGATGTTTCGCCGCTGCTATGGTCTGCTTGAGGACGAGGACGGTAAAAGATATATTGTGTGTATGAAGCCGAAGCAGTAATCGCAATAATTTCGTGAGCCGTGGAGAAATCTGCGGCTCTTTTATTTGAGTCATTAGCATGGGCTGTACGGCGGGTTCGATTCCCGCATGACTCGCAAATACTCAAAGCAAAAGGAGACTGATATTTGTGGCAAAAGTTTGGAAGATCGACAAGCCATGTATGGATTGCGGGGTGATGATGTACGCCGTTTATCCTGGCCAAAGGTACTGCGAGAAATGCAGAAAGGCGCGGTTCCTGAAAAAAGACGAACCGAAGCCGAAGAAACTTACACTTCAGGATATCATGCGCGAAGCTGATAAGGAGGGCTTGCAATATGCGTCCTACTGCAAAAAGCACGGACTCTACTAAGAAAGAGTGGAAGGTCTTTACGAAAAACGGCAAGGAGATTTTTGCTTACACGGTCTATGGTGAAGGCGAAGACGAACAGGAGGCGACTATCGCACTGCTGGCCTACGAAAATCATTGTAGAAAAACTTCGATCCATGTGCACACGGAATGGAGGTAATTACACTGATGGCAGGCGTAACGCTCTACGACTACCAGCTGGATGCACTCAAACGGATGAAAATTGGCTGCATCTTATGTGGAGGCGTAGGAAGCGGAAAATCGAGAACCAGTTTGGCGTTCTATTATACGCTATTTGATGGGATGGTGAACACGGAAAATTACGTTAAGATGACAGAACCACCGGATTTGTACATCATCACGACCGCTCGTAAACGAGATACTGGCGAATGGGATGAAGAACTGGCCCATTTCTACATGTCTACGGATAAAGAGCATGATGTTTACGAGCATACCGTCATTGTAGATTCCTGGAATAACATTGGAAAGTATGCTGGTGTAAAGAATTCGTTCTTTATATTTGACGAGCAGCGAGTCGTCGGGAAGGGCACATGGGTAAAGGCTTTCCTGAAAATCACGCAGAGCAATGAATGGATATTGCTCAGCGCGACCCCCGGCGATTGCTGGACAGATTATATTCCGGTGTTCATTGCAAATGGATTTTACCGTAACCGGTCAGACTTCAATAACCAGCATGTGGTTTATAGCCAATTCTGCACAAAATATCCGAAGATCGACCGATATTTGAATACCCAGCGTCTGGTAAGGCTGCGGGAACGGGTCCTAGTCGATATGGATTTTGAACGTTCGACGGTGTCTCACCATGAAAATATTTTCGTAGATTATGACAAGATGAAATACATGTCAATCTGCAAGAACCGGTGGAATCTTTGGGAGAACAAGCCAATCGAGACAGCCAGCGAGTTCTGCTATCTGCTGCGGAAGCTCGTCAATTCGGATGAGAGCCGCCAGCGGGAAGTGCTGGATATTTGCATGACCCGGTCCAGAGTCATCATCTTCTACAACTTTGACTATGAGCTGGATATTCTGCTGAATCTGGCCTATGACGAAGGCGTGGAAGTAGCACAATGGAACGGGCATAAGCATCAACCGATTCCGGATGGAGAGCGATGGGTATATTTGGTGCAATACAATGCCGGTGCTGAGGGTTGGAACTGTATCAAGACAGACACAATTATATTTTACAGTCAGAACTACTCCTACAAGATTATGGAACAGGCGTCTGGGCGTATCGACCGACTGAACACACCGTATAAGGATCTCTGGTACTACCACATGAAGAGCCGGGCAGGGATTGATCTGGCAATTTCGAGGGCACTGAACTCGAAGAAGGCATTTAACGAAAGGAAATTTTATGGAGAGTAATGATATTCGAGAACTGTTTACCAAGGAAATCGTAGAAAAAGCCAACAAAGAAATGACTGATTACGCAGTTTCTGATGAGTTGGCACTCAAAATGATGCTTCGCGCCACCTATGATGCTGCTTTTCAGAATTTCCTTGGAAATTATGTTATTGGCGCGATTGGGAAAATTATTGAAAAGTTGGAGGCGGAAAACTAATGGCGCTGTTTCATGGAATTTACAAGTGCCGCTTGTGTGGAGAATTATTTGAGTCTATTGCGACTGCTAGTGAAAACACGGCAATTGAATCCGTTTCGGGTGCAGCCTATGATGGCAAATGGTATCCGAAGGGCTGCGGAATTGGTGCGCATGTACGTGACGTTCACCATTGTAAAGACGGAAGCTTGGGGATAGGAGACTTTCAAGGATTCAAAAAGGAGGAAGACAAATGATTAAAGATTCTGGAGATCGCACGGAGTTTGAAACCGGTGCCAAGCGCGATATTTATGATTCTTTAAGGCTTACTGCGACGACCTGGGAGAAAATAGCAGATGCCTTAAATGCGATTGCAGAATACTTCGAGAAAGTAACGGCTTGTCTCATGGACTTGATTGAAGAAATTAAGAGGCAGCCATTGAAGATGATTCTGCAGAAGCTGCGCCCTGACTACAAGGACAAATGCAAAATCCGGTGGCTGGATATTCCCAACAAGGTTATGCAGGGGAGAATCAGGAGGTTCTGCTAATGGGAAATATTTCAAAGAAAATCAGAAAGAAGCTTGTCAAAGTTATCAATGCTAATTGCCATCGTGTAACGCACTTTGGAGAGCACAATGCGATATTTGTTCCTTACGACAGCAGCCCACTGTCTGCTATTTGGAAATATCTCTGCATCAGAGATGACGGTGTTTTTACAGGTCGTTTCTTGGTTGATCGAAGCGAAAAACATATTCCTTTCCGTGAGCGCTACTGTTGCATCAATGCTCCAGAACAATTATTTGCTCCAAGAGCGCATATCGAAATCGGCAAACAAATTGTCAATAGACTAAAAGAACACAACCAGCTTTATGCTGTTTATTACACATGGAGGAAAAGGAAATGATTAAAGATTCTGGAGATCGCACCGAATTTGAAACTGGTGCAAAACGTGACATGCACGCAGGGAAGGGGCGGATGGATCTTCTGCCCTGGTATGGCATTATGGAGGTCAGCAAGCACTGCGAGGAAGGTGCGCTGAAGTACGGGGAACACAATGTGGATAAGGGCATCCCGCTGCATTCGCTTCTGGACAGTGCTTCTCGGCATCTGGCAAAGTACATGGTCGGTATGGACGATGAGGACCACCTGCGTGCTGCCTGCTGGAACCTGCTCTGGGCACTGAACCAGCGGGAGACCCATCCGGAGTTGGATGATAGGTTTAGCACAAAGTGTAACCTAGAGCTTCTGGAGAAGCATCTCGTAGTAAAACCGCTAGATATAGTGCGCATTAAATGCCTGCAATGTGGCGATACGCACAGAGTACCTAAAGAAGTATGGAATAATGCACCACATTTGCATGATTCCTATATGAAACTTTCATACTGCCCTATTTGTAAAAAGACAGTGGCTCATGGTATTGTGGAGGAGATGAAGTCTGATGAATGACTGGATGCGTGAAGTGGACTATGCTACTTACTGCCCGAAGTGCAAGAACTTTAGGGTGCTGGAGACGGATGAGCCTTGCAATGAGTGCCTGACGGAGTGCGCGCGGGAGGGTACGGTGAAGCCCGCGAAGTTTGAGGAGAAGACGCGAAAATAATGGGCCCCTTTATGAGATGATTAGTCTCGAAATTATATTTTGGAGGTACGAATTATGAACATGAACAAATTCATGACGACTATGGCAAAGGCGGGAGTGCTTTACATTGGTGCATTTGCAATTTGGAAGTTAGGCATTTGGCACGGTGAAGGAGCAGGCGTGGCACTTGGGTATGCGACCGAGCACATCATGTGCGCTGAAGGTGGTGCTCTTGGCTATTTGGAATATGTCGAGAAAAATGAAAGGAACTTGTTTGGCAAGATGTTTACGATGGGAGCCAAAGAAATCGAAAAGCAGTTGAAAAACATTGAGAACAATTAACTCAAAGGCGAGAGCCGTGGAGAAATCTGCGGCTCTTTATTTTTTTATAAAAGGAGTGAAATACATGCGAGGCAGACCACCTAAAGAGATTGTGAGAAATGTAGCAGTTAAAATTCGACTGACCCCAGAAGAAAATGCTCTGCTTGCCAATGTTTGTGAACGTACAGGACAAACAAAATCTGAGGTGATTCGCAACGCCTTGAACGAGTATTCGAGATTGGTCGCCACGAAAGCAATTGATATTAACGCTCAAGTTAATCTCACAAGAAACGATATGGATAATTTGGGCGATATCGCCGAGGCATTGGCGGAATGCGGTTGCTTCGGTGCGTTTGATTTCTTATGCCGGGTTCAGAGCGAAGTGACAAAAATTGTAGAGTATCAGGAGGAGCAAGCGGCAAAATGAGAAACATGTCGAAGAAAACATGGAAACTCCGGGTTTGGAATCACATGACCGAGATGCAGAAGCTGGATATTCTGCTGAAGCACGCTAAGGTTCCGCATAGTTATGGACGTCGCTGGCCAGAGATGGACAGACCGAACTGTCAGGAGTATCTTCCGGGCGGACGACACGATGGCGGCGAGCAAATCATTGCGTATGATGCTGCTGGAAATCGTATCTGGGATGGCATTTGGGGTTGGGGTTCCTATGGCTTTGAGCAAGGGCTTATCGAGGTGATGGGCGCACAGCTACTTGGCCATGATGATGTTGAGGGCTGGCTCACGGCTCGTCAGGTCGCAAAGATGTGGAGGTGTAGAAATGCTGCGCAAAATCGTTGATTTCGTCAAAAAGATATTCTGGACAGAGCCGATGATTTCGACAGTCAACACGCTGAAAGATGCCATGCAGGATCTTGAGGTAGCCCGGAACCACTTTGAAAACTGTGACCCGGAGTTTATCACGGCTGCTATCTTCGAGCTGAACGCTGCGGAGAGCCGTCTGGATGCTGCAAGGAGGTGTGTGGTATGACTTGGGAGAAATTCGGTACATTCCTTGGACATTTGCTGGCGGCGACAGTGACCATCTGTGCGTGGCTGTTGATAATTGTGTTTACGCTGAAACTGATCTGGTTCATTTTGTTCCGGATTCTGCTGTGAGGTACGATATGATTGACTATGAAGAAGTTGTTGAGGCCATATGGAGGTACGATTGTCCTCGAATTGACATTGATGAGGATATTACGACACTTTATGCGGATGGCAAAGCTTATGCACAAGTTATTCGCAGGTCTGACGGGTCACGCGAGGACTTGTATTTTGAGGATTACGAGCTTCAAAAAGATATCCTGATTAAGCCGAACGCTAAGTTGCGTGATGCGGTCGAGCTTTGCATAAATGGTGACATTAGCTACGCAGATGCTCGTGAATGGTGCATGGAGAATGATATTTCACTTAGGCAGTTCGACAGGTGGCTTTATGGTGCGCTGAGAAAGTCTGATAACCCTGTCCGGGTGGAACCGAAAGAACCGTGGCCATATCGAGTGGTGGCGGGCATAAACCGGGTGCTGGAGATTCTGCTTGACTCGATTTTGGAGGATTTTATATGAAGATGTACACATTTTGGTTTGAGTGCACGGACAATGGTGGCGGGCATCAGGGTTTCGTGGTCAAAGCAGAAAATAAGCAGGAGGCTATCCGTAAAGGCATGAATATTGCAAAGAAGTTTGCTTGCGGAGATATCTGCGGCGACTGGGAGTGTAAGTTGAAGCGGGAGGATAGTTTATGAACGAAGACTTTGGAGCGATTACCATTCTTGCTCCAAAATGCCAGAAGTGCCCCAAAGTGAAATCCTGTGACCATAAACAAATGGCTCATCTCGGATACATAGTTCCACAAAGGGGCAACGGAAAGAGCTTCAGTCAGCTCGAAATGGTGGATTCACTGATGAAAAGGAGATTTAATTATGAAAATCATTGAACCTAAGTACGAAATCCTCACTGATATTTCTGAGGGCGGCATCAAGGAACTGCAGCAGATCGAGCGGGTGGCCCGTGTCTGCTACAAGAGCGAGGATAAGATCACGCCGGACGGTGAGTCGGCAAAGAAGCTGGTGGGCTTTCTGGTGAAGCAGGGGCATGAGGCTATGCTGGAGCATTCTCAGCTGTCCGTGCTGTTTACCTGTGACCGGGCCATTGCCAATGAGCTGGTGCGGCACCGCATTGCGAGCTTTGCGCAGGAGAGCACTCGGTACTGCAACTACTCGAAGGAGAAGTTTGGCAATGAGCTTACGTTCATCTGGCCGTCCTATGTCCGTGGTGAGCAGTATTGCGAACTGAACGATAGCGAGGTTACGATCAAAAGCTCGTTCTTGGAAGCTATGACTTATGCCGAAAAGGACTACAAGCTGATGATAGCTAACGGTATGCGTCCCGAACAGGCTCGCTGCGTGCTGCCGCTGTGCCTGAAGACCGAAATCGTGGTGACTGCCAATTACCGTGAGTGGCGCAACATCTTCAAGCTGCGTACTCCTGTGGCAGCTCATCCTCAGATGCGTGAGCTGATGTGCCCGCTGCTGAAGGAACTGCAGAGCAAGATCCCGGTGGTGTTCGATGATATTTACACATACTGGCCGGAGGATGACCAGACGGGAAAGGAAAGCGTGGAGAAGTAACTATGAAAAATCGTATTATTTGCGTTGTCGCATGCCTGATGATGCTCGTGGGCTGTGTGGTTCTGTGCAGCTGTGGCAACTATAAGATGTTCGATACGACCTTTACCTACTCCTGGGCACAGATTAAGCTGCCCGATGGAACTATCATCGAAGGTAAGGTAGATAACTGGACTGACTACGAAGGTGATCAGCTGCAAATCACGATTGACGGTACCACATATCTGGTTCATGCCGCAAATGCTATTATGAAAACCTGAGTGGGAAAGGATGTGGTGGCAAGAAATGCAGCAGAAAACGTATGATTTTCTCATACAGATGAGGGCTCCTGTGCTTACCTTTGGCGGAGACTTGCTGGGCGAGGCAATTGAACTGGTGATTCACGACCTGGAGGTTCATCAATTCATCTCGCTGGCAGATATTGAGTGCAATCTGGCAGATAAGTTCAGCTGTAGTCCAGGTTCTGCGGATCGGAGACTTCGTAGGGCAATGGATATGATGGAGTTCAGGGCAGGAGAGTATCCGAATCCGGAATTGGAGAAACTGCGCGTTGAGTATCGTGTGAATACATGGTCGGTTAAGAAATTCCTCTACGCAGCGGCAAGGAGGCTGATGAGTTATGAGTAATAAGGATCGAGCGATATGCCTGATTTGGTGTACGCTGATGCTGTGTCTGAGTATCTGGTTGTGCGGATGCTCAAAACGGGCTGATAGCAGGAGTATCACGAGCGACGAGCAGGAGTATCACATTACAATTTACTATCCGAACACTAGGGATGTGTACGTAGAAGGCAATGGTGATGTGTTCTGGATGAGCTCAACCGATCATAGGATTAAAGTCCAAATCAATGGCAAACGATATAGTGCGAGTTGGAACAATGTTATAATTGAGTGGGATGTGAAATAATGAAAAGGTTTAATACGATTATTTGGGAATTGCCGCCGTAAATCTTGACGATGGTGCGTCTCCATGATATTCTTATACCAAGATGAGGAGGTGCTTTTATGACACGGACAGTAAAATGCCCTAGCTGCGGTGCTGAACTGACGGTGAAAGATGACAACCTGGACTTTATGTTTTGCGAGTTCTGCGGGACGAAGGTTCGGTTGGATGATTATCAGGAGACGCACCGGTATGTAAACGAAGCGGAAGTCCAGAGAGTAAAGGCTGAGAAAGAGCTGGAGCTCAAGAGGATGGAGATGGAAGAAAAGAAGCGGAAAGAAGATATTAAAGAAGAGAACAAAGGGCTTATAATTGGTGCGGTTGGTTTTGCAGTATTCATGATTATATGCCTTCTTGGTTCGAAAGGATTCTTTTGATTGCTCTGTCTACCCATTTTAATTTGCCGCTTTTTGTGAATTTTTGTGATAAAGCATCAAAATTTGTCATTTTCGTGGCCAAAAACCCAGTTCGTGGCCAAAAAATTAGAAAAAACGGCCACAAAAAATAACGATTATTCGTTAAAATTATGCAGTTTGGCCAAAAGCCCACTTTCTTCTTTTAGTTAATAAAAAAATGAAAAATTATATATAGTAATTGACACTGAAAAACGGGTTTTTGGCCAGCGCTATTTTGGGACTTGAAAAAACTTGCCCATAGATGTATCATAGAACCACAGTGTACGAACGTAATGCTTCTGATTCTACGAGGTAAAGAGCATGGACTACATGGACGAGTTGGCTGAAAACTGGCGGGTACACGACTGTTCTTACGAGGGACGCGATGTTCTTCCAAATGGCGATGAGGTTTGGGTTTACAGCACCTTGGAATTGGGTCTACCAGTTCTGTGGGTGAAACATCCGGATGGCGCATTTGAATACCGTGTGATTCATACTCCGGGCTATGATCAACCCACAGGCGAACATTGGTGCTGGGATTGTCATTGTCGAATGGAACAGCACGGTGAGCTTTGGGTATGCCCAGAATGCGAGAGCGAAATCGAGGAGAGAGACATAGATATCGCATCTTCCCCAACAGAAGAAGCAAGCTATGCCGATGACTTTGAGCCTGAACCTGAATGGTTAGATGGTCGCTATGAAAACCTACATGTTCCGCATAATGAATATGATTTCGATGGGTTCTAAGCGGTAATACTGTTAATTGTAAAAGTCTCTGCGCTAATAACGCAGGGGCTTTTTTCTTTGTCCATTTTTTCACAAAAATTCACGCTTTCTCACAAAAACCCCCGCGATAAAAACATCCTCTTTTATGGGGGGAGTAGAATGCGTCTTACGCACTATTCCTTTCATTTTGGAGGTTGTACTATGCTCGAAAACAAATTTAAGACAGGATTGGTAAAGGAACTGAAAGAACGCTTTCCTGGCTGCATGGTTATTCATCTTGATCCAAACGAGATTCAGGGTATCCCGGATCTCTTGGTTTTGCATGAGGACACATGGGCAGCATTGGAAGGTAAAAAGTCAGCAAAAGCATCTCATCGCCCGAACCAGGACTATTATGTTCAGCATATGAGCGAGATGAGCTTTGCGGCCTTTATCTATCCCGAAAACAAGGAGGAGATACTCAATGCAATGGAACGATCATTCGAGGCTCACAGGGCAGCACGCGTTTCTGGGAGCTAGTAAGTATCATTGGCTCAACTACGACGCACAGCGTTTGGCCGATGCGTACTTGAGCTTTCAAGCAAAAGAAAAAGGCACGAGGCTTCACGCATTTGCAGCAGAGTGCATTACGCTCCGACAGAAGTTGCCTAAAAGCAAAAAGACGCTCAATGCCTATGTCAATGACGCAATTGGCTTTCGCATGATTCCTGAGATGGTTCTCTATTACAGTGAGAACTGCTTTGGAACTGCGGATGCGATTTCGTTCAACGACGATTTTCTCCGCATCCATGATCTTAAAACCGGAGCTGTTCCTGCGCATATGGAACAGCTCTTTATTTATGCTGCTCTGTTCTGCATGGAATACGGGATTCGACCGAAAGATATTCAGTTCGAGGCTCGTATCTACCAGAATGACGATGTTTGGATCGAAAATCCTACGTATGAGGATATTGACCCCATCATCGAGAAGATTCGCGAGTTTGATAAGGTAATTGCAGAATTGAAGTTAGGAGCAGTAGCATGAACCAGATCGAGAAAGATGTCCGCGCCTATTTTGGCATTCCTTTCAACGAAAGCGTTTTGGAGCACTATGGCACCAAACGTCATTCTGGTCGCTATCCGTGGGGTTCTGGTGATAATCCTTATCAGCATTCTGGCGATTTTCTGTCTCGTATTGAGACACTGAAGAAAAAAGGGCTGTCCGAAAAGGACATCATCAATGCCATAAACGACACACTCCCCAAGGAGTATCAGCTGAGCCCTACTGAGTTTCGGGTTGCGAGAAGTAAAGCAATCAGTTTGCGGAAGCAGTCTGAATACGAGCAGATCAAGGACCTGAAAGACAACAAAGGGCTCGGTTGGACGGAGATTGCGAACCAACTCGGTATGAGTGAATCGAGCGTTCGGTCAAAATATGCCGGAAATATCGACCAAAAAGCCAAACGTGCTGAAAATATTGCCAATACCTTGAAAAAAGAAGTAGATAAAAAAGGTATGGTTGATATTTCCGAAGGTGCCAATCAGGTACTTGGCGTGACAGAAACCGAACTTTCTAATGCTGCTTACACCTTGGAGGCAGAATACGGATACAAGCGCTATGGCGTTGGTATCCGGCAGCCGACCAATATTCGCCAGCAAACGAATATCACGGTGCTGGCCAAGCCAGAGTTTGACCAAAAGTACGCTTATCAGCATCAGGACCAGATCGACTCTTTGGGTGATTATCATTCTGATGATGGTGGGGACACTTTTACGAAGCTGCAGCGCCCGTCCAGTCTAGACTCAAGCCGCGTTGCTATTCGTTATGGTGACGAGGGCGGTCTGGACAAAGACGGCGTAATGGAAATTCGTCGTGGCGTTCCTGATCTGGATCTCGGCAAAAGCCACTATGCGCAGGTTCGTATTTTGGTGGATGGAGACCATTATCTGAAAGGCATGGCAGTCTATTCGGATGATCTCCCTGATGGTATTGATGTCATGTTCAACACCAACAAACCGTCCGGTACACCCAAGATGAAAGTCTTGAAGGAAGCGAAAGCTGACCCGGATAACCCGTTTGGTGCAGCCATCAAAGCTAACGGACAGAGTATGTACATTGGCGCTGATGGCAAAGAACATCTGTCGCCCATCAATAAACTGAAAGAAGAAGGGGATTGGGATACTATGTCCCGAAACGTTTCCTCTCAGTTTTTATCCAAGCAGCCCAAAAAGCTGATTGAGAATCAGCTGAAGTTTACGGTTGCGGATTATCAAGCGCAGTATGATGAAATCATGCACTATGATAACCCGACGGTCAAGAAGAAGCTGCTGAACGACTTTGCGGATACCTGCGAAGGTACGTCGATGACTCTGAAAGCATCGGCATTCCCCGGACAATCGACCAAAGTTATCCTGCCGATCAATAAGATCAAGGAGAACGAAGCCTACTGCCCGACTTATGAGAACGGCACTCAGCTTGCATTGATTCGTTATCCTCATGCAGGCACTTTTGAAATTCCTATTGTTACGGTAAACAATAAGAATCTGCATGGTAAGCGTAATCTTGGGCAGATCCAGGATGCAATCGGCATCAACGCAAAGGTTGCAGAGCGCCTGTCTGGTGCCGACTTCGACGGTGATACCGTCATGACCATCCCTATCAGCGATAAGGTGCCCATCAAATCTACGCGGCCGCTAAAAGCACTTGAGGGGTTTGATCCTAAGACTGCTTATGCTGTACCCGAAGGCAATCCCAATCATGTGCGTATCATGAAGAAGGAAGAGAAGCAGCGTGAGATGGGCGTGATCTCCAACCTCATCACTGATATGACTTTGCGTGGCGCATCAGAAGATGAATTGGCTCGTGCAGTCAAGCATTCGATGGTTGTTATTGATGCCGAGAAGCACAAGCTGGACTACAAGCGCTCTGAAAAAGAGAATGGAATCCAGGAGCTGAAAGAGAAGTGGCAGATTCGTGTTGACGAGGACGGCAACACTAAGTATGGTGGCGCATCCACCCTGCTATCCCGCCGTAAGCAGACGGTTCGTGTTCCTGAGCGTCGTGGCAGCATCCGTGTTGATAAGGATACAGGCGAGTTTATCTACAAAGAGAGCGGACGTACTTTTACCGATCCCAAGACGGGCAAGGAACGTATCGCTGAGGATACGGTAAGCCTTATCTCTGAGACGAAGGACGCCCGCACTCTGTCGTCTGGCACGATCCAGGAGAACCTGTACGCAGACTTTTCCAATAAGCTCAAAGCCATGGCTAACCAGGCTCGCAAAGAGGCTGCTAACATGAAGGGCTTGGAGTATAGTCCATCCGCCGCCAAAGCATACGCTCCTGAGGTTGCGTCTTTGAAGGAAAAGTATAACAGAATGATCGCCAATAAGCCCAAAGAGCGTAAGGCAATGCTGATTGCAAATTCCAATATCAAAGCGAAGATCCAGGAACAGGGCCTCGACCCTAAAAACACGGAAGACAAGAAAGAAATCAAGAAGATTTCGTCTGTTGAAATGCAACGTGCACGTGACTCTGTCGGTGCAAGCGGCCGTAAGTCCAAGGTGACCTTCACGGATAAGGAGTGGGAAGCTGTTCAGGCTGGCGCAATTTCGGACAACATGTTGACGAAGTTTCTCGATTCTTCGGATTCTGACGAAATCGTAAAGCGCGCAATGCCGAAAACGACATCTGTTATGTCTTCTGCTAAGATGAGCAAAGCAAAAGCGATGCTCCGCAGCGGATACACGTACAAAGAAATCGCGCAGGCTTGCGGTGTGCCAGAATCCACAGTTTATAGTGCGCTCAACAAATAAAAACATTTCAGAAAGGCTTTGAATTATGGTTCGATGCTTTTTGACTACGATCGACAACCCGTACAATCCGTATGACCAGTTCGATCAGTGGTATCGGTACGATACGGATCATGGTTATAACTCTTCTGGTCTGCTTATGCGGCTGGCAGAGACGTCCTCTCAATTCACAGACAATGAAAATGCCTATGAAATTGAGCGCGCAATTGACAAAATCGTTGCGAATGATCCGTTAAACATCTATAAAAAGCTCAAGCTCACCCTCGAAGACGAGGACACCATCAAAGAAAGCGCATAAAGGCATAGGGAGGGGGTCTCAAAAATGACACCCCCTCTCAAATCGCGCCGGTCTTTGATATTTCCCCGGAGGGAAAATTGATATTTGGGCTTTAAGAACAAGAAAAAACACCAGAATCCTCGCCGTGCATTGAGAATACTGGTGTTTTTATATTTTACTGCTTTTGTTCCGTGTCCATAGAAGCAGTCACAAGCTGCTCTAAAGACATTGTAATGTTTCGGAGACAATCTTCACGAGTTACTGAAACATTTTTGACGACTGTATAATCGCTTTTCAAGGTTATAACTTTTTCTAAAGTATCGTTCATTCTGTATCACCACCTTTCAAACAGAATAAACGAGTCTGTTAAGATGTTAAACCTCCAGAACAAGTATACAGATAAGTATATTCCAAGTCAAGCGGGAACAAAAGAAAGACAATCGCCGAGGCTGTGGGGAGTAGACTACGGCTTCGGCGGTTTTTGCAAGGGCTCATGGGAGGAAGATCGTTCCTCCTTTTGGGTTTCATGATGTTAAGCCTCCAAAATTAACATTGTTCATGATCGAGTTTGTCCATTTTACCTTTGCGACGGAAGGCATTTGTTTTCATTTTCTCCTTTCAAATGATGAGCCTCGCTGCTACTCCTGACACCTCCCATGAACCCTTGCAAAAGCGTAAACCTTATTATATATGTGCGAAAAGAGGATTGCGGATGAAACCGAAGAAAAACGCGCCCGGAGAAACGGCTGCGGCTTCGGCCCGGCCAGCATCATCTCCGGAAGCACAGGAAAATTACATGATCAACCTTGCGATGAAGCTGGTGGAGAAGCGGCTGCGCGAGGGTACGGCATCCAGCGCCGAGACGACTCATTTTCTGAAGCTGGCGACGACGAAAGCGGACCTTGAAAAGAAGAAGCTCGAAGAGGAAAACAAGCTGCTGCGGGCGAAAACAGAGACGTTGCAGAATGCAAAGAACTCGGAAGAGCTGTACGCAAATGCCATTCAGGCGATGCGGAAGTACAACGGCCTTGGCGAGGATGACGAGTATGTGGACAACTGAGTTTCTTACGCAGGCCGGAGCTTTTGCGGTGGTTGGGGTACTCGTTATTCTGGCCATGCTGGTCAGTGACAGGGATAACAGCACCCGTTTTTTCTGGCAGGTGATCTTTCCGGTTTGTATTGGGTGCTGCATCGTGGCGAGCATCTGGCTGGCTGAGGTGACGAGATGAATGTAATCACGATACGAGTAAACGATTTGATCATTGTGATGGAGTTTTTGTGCTGTATTCTAACGGCGGTGAACGCATTTACCGATGATACAAGCCCAGCGGACAACATCGGGCATTGGATCGCCAAACTCTGTGAGATGGTCATGCTTATCGTGCTGATCCTTATGACGGCAGGTTTGGGGGAGCTGAGATGAAGAGTTACACGGAACTATGCCAGCTGGCGACATTTGAAGAGCGGCTGAAGTATCTGGAGCTGCACGGGGAAGTCGGGAAAGACACGTTCGGGTTTGACCGGTGGTTGAATCAGGCGTTTTATCAATCGAAGGAGTGGCGGCAGTTCCGGGACCGGATCATCGTGAGGGACAACGGCTGTGACCTGGGATGCGAAGGCCGCCCGATCACGGACTGGGTGCTCCAGGGCGGAAAAGCGATCCGGCCGAAGATCTCGATTCATCATCTGAACCCCATTACAAAAGAAGATGTCCTCCAGCACAGCAAAAAACTGCTGGACCCGGAGAACGCCATTTGTGTTTCGGCGGCGACGCATAAAGCCATCCATTACGGGACGGGTCAAAATGCAAAACTGCCAGACGGAGAACGAAGATCAGGCGACACCTGCCCATGGAGGAAAGAACATGTACCAGAGACGAGCGTTTGAACCGAAGGAAACGAAAACCAGCAATGATATCCGCGCGAAGCTGGAGGAAGCAGAGCAGATGCTTTGCAAGATCGGCCCTTGCAGGGAACGAAGTCTGGCACTGACGAAACTGGATGAAGCGATGCTATGGGCGAACGTGGCAATTGCTCAGGCCGGTGTGGAAGATTACATGCAATAAGGGAGAAAACAAAATGAACAACGAAGCAATGATGAACCGCGCAAAGCAGCTGGTAGCAGACTACTTCAATGCCCATGCGGACGTGACCGACGGCAAGAAACTGACGCTGGAGGATGTGTATATCGTGTGGTTCTGCAAGACGTTACAGAACTGGAAGGCACTGGCGAGCACCACCGTATCGGACGGGATGTATTACGAGATCACCCACAACGGCGACAAGGGTGAGACCTATGTGGACGTCTACAAGAAGTGGGATAACAAGTGCGTCCCGGACTAAAAGCATAAAGCGCAAAAAGGAGAACAGATGGAAAGTATACTGACCTCGGTGAAGAAGCTCCTTGGGATGACCGAGGAGTATGCTGTGTTCGACACCGACCTGATCATGCACATCAACAGTGTGTTCATGATCCTGAACCAGATGGGCGTCGGGCCGAAGGATGCGTTCTGCATTACGGACGCGACGGCGACGTGGAGCGATTTTGCGGGGGAACGGGCCGACCTTGCAGCAGTCAAGAGTTATGTAGCGCTGAAGGTGCGGCTGCTGTTTGACCCGCCGCAGAGCTCGGTAACAATGGACGCCATCAAGAACCAGATCAGCGAGCTGGAATGGCGGCTTTATGTTGCATGCGACAAGGAGGCAGAGGAATGAGACGGCTTTTATTCTCGGTGAGCGGGCAGAGCCTGCGCAAAGAAGGAAGCTTTGCCGGTGTGATCGCCGGAACGAAGGGATATTTGCTCTGCCACTTTGGCATGGCGGAACAGGACTGGCTGGGCGCCAAGAAGATCGCGCTGTTCAATGACCAGTACCCGGCGGCAGTGAACGATGCCGGTGAGTGCATGGTGCCGGACGAAGTGACGGACGGCAAGAGCATCAAGGTGGCGCTGATCGGCCAGAACGGAGTGACCCGCATCAAGACAAACCCGGTATTGATCGAGCAGGTGAGAGCATGACGACGGTAGACGAACTTTTTGCAGCAATGGACGCCCCAAAGGTTGACCGGGTGATCCTGACCATTGATGAGAATCTGCGCATCATCGACATCCCGAACCTTGCCGTCGTGATCGGTGCAGAGGGCGACAAGGATGTGAACCGGCTCTACTTCAAAATGGATCGGCTTTACCGCGGGACGGACCTGGCGGCGTTTACGCCCCGCATCAACTACATCAATGCCGCGGGTAAGAACTATTACTATGATGCCACCGACCTGACCGTTGAGGGCGACAGCCTGACGTTTTCCTGGCTGATCCGCGCGCAGGCGGCCGAGGTGAGCGGCACGGTGGAGTTCAGCGTGTGTATGCGGCAGTATGCTGAGAAGGAGCTGGTGGCGGAATTTAACACCACGACGTCTTCGATGAAGTGCCTGAAGAGCATCCACAAGGAAGATGCGAAAAACGATTCGGTCTATTCCGGAACATTTGCGGTGCTGGACGAGGCGATCTTCGACGAGGCGCTGCTTGGATAAAGACGATGAGAGGTGCAAAACATGGACTATCAGAAACACAATTTCAGGTCAGGGCAGCGCCTTTATGCTTCCCAGCTCAATGGCATGGACGACGCCATCCTTGAGCTTGCAGAAGAGATGAAGAATGCCAGTGGTCTTTCGATTGGCACGGTGACCACCGGTGCACAGGCCGCAGCAAGCATTCAGGATGGTAAACTGAACCTTGTGTTCCCCGTGACGAACACGGGCGGCGGAAGCGGCATCTCGGATGCAGCAAAGCGTTACATTCTGGCCCTGTTTGAGAATGCCGCCTACAAAAACGGCACGATGCAGGCGACCTACAATGCTCTGAAAGCAGAATGGGGGATGGGGTCCGGAACTACCGTCACGCCCAGCCAGCCGGGAACACCGGATACCCCCAGCGATACGCTGCCGACTCCGCTCTATAAGCTGGCCGCGCAGAAGACCTTTGTACAATCCAAGAAAGAGTTCATCGACACTGGGCTGAAGCTGTTCGAAACCGTGAACGATGCCATGGAGCTGACATTGCTTGCGACGTTCTCGGTCGCGGCGGGTACATACACCGGCAGCTCTCCGGCTGTGCTGTTCGACTGCTTCAATGGTGGTGGCAACGATCAGCGCGGTGTCATGGGTTGCACCTGGGACAAAGGCAATTTCGGTGTCAACGTCTATCATTCTTCCAGCGTATCGAATACTCTGGTGGACAACACCAAGCTGCAGCTGGCCATTCAGATCAAGGGTGGCACATACCGCACGACCCAGAACGGAACATTTGGGGCCTGGAACAGCATCTCGAATTACGGGACCGGCAAGACAGTCTCCAAGAGCCTGCTCATCGGCGCTTCGTGGACCGACGCCAACGACGTCGAAGTCGCTGGCAAGTCCCGTTTCTTTGTCGGTACGGTGTACGACTTCCAGGTATATAACAAGGTGCTGACGGATACGCAGGTCAAGACCCTGCTGGCGGAAGGACTTGGTGGCAGCACTGTCACGCCCAGTCAGCCTGAAACCCCCAGCAACGGCCTGCCGACGCCGCGGTATAAGCTGGCAGCTCCGAAGACTTTTGTACCGGCCAACAAGGCATTTATCGACACCGGGATCAAGCCGTTCGCAGCCATCGACACCGGCATGAATCTGACAGTGTACGCCACCTTTACGGTGGCTGACAGTGCAGTTAATACGGTGACAGTTTTACTTGATTGCTTCAGCGATCTCACCAACGATCAGAGAGGCATCATGGTTGCAACATGGACCAACGGAACCGTGGGCATGAACATGTTCACCTATGGCAGTCACTTTGTCAAGATCGAATCCGGGAAGAAACTGAAGTTTCTGCTCCAGATCAAGGGAACGCAGTTCCGGTTCCTGTCGTACGGTTCCATGACCGAATGGAAGAACATCCCGAACTATGCCGCGAACAAGACCGTAGATCGTTCGCTGATCCTTGGTGCTTCGTGGACCGCCAGCTCAGACGAAACTACGGACGGCAAGGCACGTTTCTTCAATGGCACGGTGTACGACTTCCAGGTATTCGACACGGCGCTGACCGACGCACAGATCACGACCCTGATGGAGGCAAACTGATATGGTATACGACCTGAATGGCACCACCCTGAGCACAGGCGGCAGCGGGATGCTGAACGTGCTGGACTATGGCTTCAAGGGAGACGGCACCGCCGACAACCTGGCCGCGTTCCACGCGCTCATCGCCGCACACCCGGCCGAGACGCTGTTTTTCCCGAAGGGCGTCTATGCCTTTTCCGGCAAGCTGGTGCTCGACCTCTGCTACATGGTGCTCGACAACGCTGAGTTGAAGTGCACGGCGGCCACCAAAGTGAACCGCTTTATCGAGATCCGCGGCAAGATGACCCCGCCTGAAACGCCCCAACAGGACATGTTCATCCGGGGCAACGGTAAAGTCAACGCGAACTTCAAGGCAGACGACTGCATCGCCGTGGCACGGCAGAAATGCACCCTGATCGACCACATCTCCATCCAAAACTTCCAGCGGTACGGCATCTGCGGCAAATTCAACGACGCTTCGATGACCAACAGCGACGGCCAGACGGAAGGCAACCTCTCGTATGAGCTGATGGTGCGCAACTGTCTGATCGAGACGTCGCTGATCTATCCGGATGCAGTGGGCATCTACGACACCGGCGACTCCATGTACACCGATATCGTCATCATGAACGTGAAGACGGCGCTCTCGTGCAACGGCAGCAGCATCTTTCACAACGTTCACGCCTGGTGCTTCGATTTCAATTACAGCGACAACGACACCAAGAAGTCCCTGCTGGAGAACACGGTCTTTGCGTACATTCGCGTGAATGGCCCCCGCTTCTCGGACTGCTACTGCGACACCTACCAGAGAGGATTCAAATTCTACGACGGGCGGACCCTTGCCTATATCACGAACTTCAGATGGTATATTGCTGCTGAAACCTGGCCCACCGGCCTGACGGCCTATGTCTTCCCGGCCAACCCGACCGGGCAGGCAATGTACAAGGTCTTTGGCGCGGACATCAACGGTTCGGGCGTGACCAAGTTCAGCGATGTGGACCTGAGCAAGCAGACGAACTGCCGCTGGTACGGCATCGTGCACAACCTGAGCGACGCGCCAAGCACGCTGCAATAACGAAGGAGCATAAATCATGGCACTCTCGAACACGGCCACGCCGATCTACTACGGCCGCTTTCGGGAGGCCGTGATGCGTGGCGAGATTCCGGTCTGCCGGGAAATCTCCATGGAGATGAACCGGATCGACGACCTGATCGCAAACCCCGGCATCTGGTACGATGACAAGGCAGTGAACGGCTTTATCGCATTCTGCGAGGACGAGCTGACCCTGACCGACGGCACCGATGTGAAGATGTTAGAGAGCTTCAAGCTGTGGGCGGAGGAGATCTTCGGCTGGTACTACTTCGTGGAGCGGAGCGTCTTTGTGCCGAACGAGCACGGTGCGGGCGGGCACTATGAGACTCGGCGCATCAAGAAACGGCTGGTGACGAAGCAGTATCTCATCATCACCCGTTCGGCGGCAAAGACGATGTATCTGGAGTTTTTGCAAGCCTATTTCCTGACGGCATACACCACGACGACCCAGCAGCTGACGACCGCCCCGACCATGAAACAGGCCGAAGAGGTGCTGGCCCCGATGCGCACCGCGCTGGCGCGGGCAAAAGGCCCTGTGCTGAAGTTCATGACCGAAGGCAGTTTGCAGAACACGACAGGCGCGAAGGCCGACCGCGTCAAGATGGCCAGCACAAAGAAGGGCATCGAGAACTTCCTGACGAACAGCCTGCTGGAAGTGCGCCCGATGACCATTGAGAAATTGCAGGGACGGCGCGACACGGTGGCGACCGTGGACGAGTGGCTCTCGTGCGATATCCGGGAAGACCCCATCGGCGCCATTGAGCAGGGTGCGGCCAAGAACGAGAACTACCTTATCGTGGCGGCAAGCTCGGAAGGCACCGTGCGTAACGGCTGCGGCGATGACATCAAAATGGAGTTGATGCAGATCCTGAAAGGGGAGTACATCAACCCGCATGTGAGCATCTGGTACTACAAGCTGGACTCCCTCGACGAGGTGGGGCAGCCGGAGATGTGGCTGAAGGCAAACCCGAATCTGGGCAAGACCGTGAGCTACGAGACCTACCAGCTGGACGTGGAGCGCGCCGAGAAATCGCCCAGCGCCCGGAACGACATTCTGGCCAAGCGGTTCAACCTGCCGATGGAAGGATACACCTATTTCTTCCCTTACGAGGAGACGCTGTGCCACCGCCACCGGAATTACTGGCAGATGCCATGCGCGATGGGAGCAGACCTTTCGATGGGCGACGACTTCTGTTCGTTTACCTTCCTGTTCCCGCTGTCGAACGGATATTTCGGCGTGAAAACGCGGGACTATATCACGAGCTACACCCTGAGCCAGCTGCCGATGAGCCGCCGGAACCAATACGAGGAGTTCATGAACGAAGGGACACTGTTCGTATTCGACGGCACGGTGCTGGACATGATGCAGGTCTACGACGATCTGGACCGGTTCATCCAGGAGAACGAGTACGATGTGCGGGCCCTTGGCTATGACCCCTATAACGCGAAGGAATTCGTGGAGCGGTGGGCGCTGGAGAACGGCAGCTTTGGCATCACCAAGGTGATCCAGGGCGCAAAGACAGAAAGCGTGCCGCTTGGGGAACTGAAGAAGCTGAGCGAACAGCGGAAACTGGTCTTTGACGAAAAACTGATGCAGTTTGCCATGGGAAATTGCATCACGCTGGTGGACACGAACGGAAACCGGAAACTGTACAAGCAGCGGCAGGACCAGAAGATCGACGCCGTAGCGGCCATGATGGACGCCTATGTGGCCTGGAAACTGAACCGGGATGCGTTTGAGTGACTATTTTTGATAGCGTTTATGAGTATATTCCCAACAGTAGTCAAATGCCTCGTCGTCAGTTAAGTCACGACCGAATTTCTGGAAAAAGTCAAGCTTATCGTCATCTGTTATACATTTTCTGTATATGTGAGCGTCTTTTGAGATAGTTTCATTTTCATTTCCATCGAAAAAACGAGTAGCTTTTGGAAGTTTATATTCAACAGGAATTCCGTTTTCGATTACCCAGTTGAACGATGCTCCATACGGTGATTCCCAATAGTGCGGAATCGGGCCATCGAATATACCAGCATCCAAACGTGCTAAAAGATGCCGTTCGGTTTCTGTATAGCGAAAACGTAACTCCGGACAGGGAACGTAATGGCTTGATCCATATCCCCGTAAAGACTCATCCTGCATATACTGCCCGAATTGACGGAGAAACAATAACTTATCTGCATCGGTCACATATTCTTTTGTCACTTGGGGTTTATCATGATGCTCTGGAGATGTTTCAAATCTGACAGGAAGCCCGGAAATGACTACATAGCTTACAATGATACCTTGTTCGTTCTGAAATGGCATGATGACAGTTTCGTTTACAGACGCCAGAATACTGAGCATAGTTTTTTCACGTTTTGTCATGATATACCTTCTTTCCTGAAGAGGAGCCGCTTACTTATTTGATTTCAGTATATCATACGACAGGAACTCTGTAAATTGCCGAAAGGAGCAATTAAATGAACGATTATTGGGAATATCTGGCACATGGCACCAAAGGTCAGGAGCGAAAAGGGCACAAATATTATGCCCGCGTGCCTGTGGGGACCAATAAGCTTGGTTTTACGCAGTACCGCTATTTTTACGATGCACGGGAATATGGTGCGTACATGACCCGGAAAAAGCAGGATAAAACGGCAGCGATCGAATTTCCGTATAAGAAAAAAGACACGAAGACGACCTACTATGTTACTGGCACCGGAAGCACCATGACCGACCAGAAAAAAGTTCAGGGAGATATTGATAAAGCCAGAGGACGTGGGATCGACACAATCCGGACCCCTTCTGACAAGTATGGCGGTATCACTGGTATTTCGGCTGACAGCGCCAGCGTGACAGCACACACCAAAACAAAACACGATTACAAAACCTTGCGCAAGGTAAAACACAATATGCGGAGTGCTGTGAAGAAGGGAAAGTCTAAGGTTGCCGATATCCTCCGGAATTATGCAGACAAGATTGAAAAATGACCGGAGGTGAATAGAAGAGTGCAGGTATACAAGGACGAGCTATACCACTGGGGCATCAAAGGTATGAAGTGGGGCGTGCGGCGGTATCAGAACAAGGACGGCACCCTGACGGCCGCAGGCAAAAAGCACTATGCCGGAGATGGGAACGCCGGTTCAGAAGATGAACCGAAGGTGGAATATGCACCGAAACGCTCCGGCCGGAATGCAGAGGATTACTCGGACGACGAGCTGCGAAGCCGCATCAACCGGCTCCAGATGGAGAAGCAGTACCGCGATCTTCAGGGGCAGACGAACATCCGCGCCGACGACCCGAACAAGGAACTGAAAGCCGAGAAAGAGCGGCTCCAGCTCCAGAAGGACGTGAAGCAGCTGCGGAACGATGTGTACGGCGGGCAGAGCTTTGTGAAAAGCGTGATGAAAGATGCCTCGAAGCAGTTTCTGACCAAGGCGGTTTCCGGTGCGATGAGCTACAGTGCCAAGCAGTTCATCACGAAAGAGCTGAAGAACCCGGAACTGGCGAACGCGATCGTGAGCGGAGGCGCCAGCGGCGGGCAGCAGCAGAAGAAAGACGACGAGAAGAAAGATAATTGACCGGGAGGAAAATCAAAATGGCGCAGACATTTGGCTCCAGGCTGAAGCGGGCCTGGAATGCCTTTACGAACCGGGACCCTCCCGGAAAGAGTTCCTACGGCGGAGGATACAGTTACCGGCCCGACCGGGTGCGGCTGAACCGTGGAAATGACCGGACCATCCTGACCGCGATCTATACCCGCATCGCAATGGATGCGGCCAGCATCACCATCAACCATGTAAGGCTCGATGAAAACGGACGCTATGACGAGACCGTTGATTCGGGCCTTAATTCATGCCTGAATCTATCCGGCAACAAAGACCAGACGGGACGTGCTTTGCGGTATGACCTGTTTCTTTCGGTGCTGGACGAAGGCGTGGTGGCGCTGGTGCCGGTGGACGTTGACACTGATCCGAAGACCGGGGACGTGACGATCGAATCCATGCGGGTGGGCAAGATCAAGGAATGGTACCCCGACGACGTGCGGCTGGAAGTGTACAACGACCGGACCGGACAGCGGGAGGAACTGACCCTGCCGAAAGCGCAGGTGGCCATCATCGAGAACCCGTTCTATGCTGTGATGAACGAGCCGAACAGCACCGTTCAGCGGCTCATCCGGAAACTGAACCTGATGGACGTGGTGGATGACCAGCTGGGCAGCGGCAAGCTCGACCTCATCATCCAGCTGCCTTACATCGTCAAGAGCGAAGCCCGGAAGAAACAGGCCGAAGACCGCCGCGCCGAGATCGAACGGCAGCTGGCGGGAAGCAAATACGGCATCGCGTACACCGACGGCACTGAACACATCACGCAGTTGAACCGCAGTCTCGAAAACAACCTTCTGAAGACCGTGGAATACCTGACGAACATGGCATACAGTCAGTTGGGCATTACACCGGAGATCATGAATGGTACGGCGAACGACACTGTGATGACCAACTACGAGAACCGAACCATTGAACCGTTGGTAGCGGCTGCCGTAGACGAGCTGAAGCGGAAGTTTCTGACCGAGGAAGCGCGGGCAAACGGCGAATCCGTGCTCTATTTCCGCGACCCGTTCAAGCTGGCCCCGGTGAGCATGGTGGCCGAGATGGCGGACAAGTTTACCCGCAACGAGATCATGACGAGCAACGAGTTCCGGCAGATCATCGGCATGAAGCCCTCGAAAGACCCGAATGCGGACAGACTGCGGAATGCGAACATCTCGCAGCCGAACGACAGCGGGGCGCCGGACCCGGTGGCAGCCGGGCGGGACACCGTGGAGCGGCTGGTGAATGGGTAGAAAGGAGAAACATTTTTCAAAATGGTGAAGTTTGACTATGATTGCAGCGGCTGGGCGACGAAAGCGAACACCCGCTGTTACGACGGGCTGACCATTGCGCAGGATGCGTTCAAGGAATGCGACGGTAAGGTGGTGCCGATGGTCTACAACCACGACCACAGCGACATCGGCAATGTGATCGGCAAATGCCTGCTGGAAAACCGGCCGGGCGGCGTGTATGCCTATGCGAAGTTCAACGACACGGACACCGGCAAGACCGCAAGAAAGTGCGTGGAGAGCGGCGACCTGAACGCTTTTTCCATCTTCGCAAACGGTTTGCAGAAGGTGGGTAAGACTGTGAAGCACGGTTTCATCCGGGAAGTGAGCCTCGTGCTGGCAGGATGCAACCCCGGCGCACTCATCGACGAGGTGATCAAGCACAGCGCTGATGAGGACTACGAGGGCGGAGAGGCTTTCATCTACAACGACGAAGGTCTGAGCCTGACCCACGGCATAGACCCGGATGGCAACCCGCTGGAGGAACTGGCCCACAGCGGAGACAACGCAAAACAGGAGGAAGCCAAAATGGCGGACGAAAAGAAAGACGGTAAGACGCTCGAACAAGTCTATAACGGCATGACCGACGAGCAGAAAGAATGCTGCCACGCCCTCGTGGGACTGGCCCTGGAGGAGAACGGCGGCGAAGACGACGGTGAGGAGGATGAAACCGTGAAGCAGAATGTTTTTGACAAGGACACCCGCGCAACTGTGCTCCAGCACAACATGGAAGAGATCAACGGCATCATCAAGGGCGCCAAGAGCCACGGTACGCTGAAGCAGGCCTTTGAGGACGCTGGCGTTGACACCGATGAACTGGCCCACAGCATCGACAACATCGACTGGCTGTTCCCGGATGACCACCTGCTCGATAACACGCCCCGCATCATCGAGAAGCCGGATGACTGGGTGAGCAAGGTGATGGGCGGTGTGCATCACATCCCCTTCAGCCGCTTCAAGAGCCAGTTTGCCGATCTGACCGAGGATGAGGCTCGTGCCAAGGGCTACATCAAGGGCAACTTCAAGAAGGAAGAGGTCTTCGGCCTGCTGCGCCGCTCCACCAGCCCCACCACCGTCTACAAGAAGCAGAAGCTGGATCGCGACGATGTGATCGACATCAACAGCTTTGATGTGGTCTCCTGGCTGAAGAACGAGATGCGCTACAAGCTGAACCGGGAACTGGCCCTGAGCTACCTTCTGGGCGACGGCCGCCCCGCAGGCAGCGAGGACAAGATCGACGAGAACTGCATCCGCCCCGTCGTGAACGATGCGGACCTGTTCACCATCAAGATCCAGGTCTCCACTGCCGGTCTGACCAAGATCGAGGATAAGATGCAGGCTACCATCAAGCAGATCCTGCGCAGCCGCAAGAACTACCGTGGCTCCGGCACCCCGACCTTCTTCACCACCGAGGACATCCTGACTGAGATGCTGCTGCTGGAAGATGGCATCGGCCACCCGCTGTATGCAGACACTGCTGCTCTGGCCCGCAAGCTGCGCGTGAAGGAGATCGTAACCATCCCTGAGATGGAGGGCCGCACCGGCGCCAAGGGTGGCGAGCTGATCGGCGTGATCGTGAACCTGGCCGACTACACCGTGGGTGCCGACAAGGGCGGTGCGGTTGCGATGTTCGACGACTTCGACATCGATTACAACGCCCAGAAGTACCTGATCGAGACCCGCTGCTCCGGCGCACTGGCGGTGCCCTTTAGCGCGATGGCCATCGAGTTTGCTGCGTAAAACCGCAGCGAGACGGAGAGGGTTTACGCCGGGCCCTGCGACAGAGGGCAGGCAGAAAGGAATTGAGTTATGCTGAAAACCATTTATGAGACCGGTTATGACCTGCATGTGGCAAACTACGTTGCCTACCTGCACACCGACAAGAAGCTGTATGAGGATGAGGCGCACAAGACCCAGGCAAAGAAGGCCGACGTGGAGAAGGCGTTCAAGCTGGGCCGCCTGCTCGTCATGGGTGCGGACAAGACCTACCTGCCGGTGGCACTGCTGGCGGCCGGTGTGGTCGTGACCGACGGCACCACCGCTGTGACCTGCACCGCCGCAGATGCCGACCCGGCCTGAAGGCCCGCCGTTCTGGACGAGGCAGTGCTCGACCGGACGGTGCTGTGCTGAACGATTCAAAATGGAGTGAAATGCAATGAGCAAGTGGTTTGGAAAGATCGGATACGCTGAGACACTGGAGACAGAACCGAGCGTATACGAAGAGACCATGAAGGAACGGGACTACTATGGGGACCTTGTGCGGAACACCCGCCGTTTTGATCTGGGTGACCAGGTGAACGGTGAAACGACGGTGTCGAACCAGCTGAGCATCCTGGCAGACCCCTTTGCGCAGGAGCATTTCTACGCCATGCGGTATGCGACGCTCTATGGCGCAAAGTGGATCATCGACAACGTGGACGTGCAGTTCCCGCGGCTGATCCTGACACTGGGAGGGCAATACCATGGCTGATATCCTGCTGGACCGGCGCCTGGCGCTGGACAAGCTGCTGCGCGCCATCGTAAAAGAGCGGTGCGGGAGCGAGAACGTCTATTACCAGCCGAAGAACGGACTGGCGATGAACTACCCCTGCATCTGCTATGAGCGGAGCAAGATCAGAAATGTCGCTGCGGATGACAACGTTTATCTGCAGCGCTTTTTTTATACCCTGACGGTGATCGACCCGAAACCGGACAGCCCGATGGTGCTGGCGGCTTCGCGCCTGCCGAGGTGCGGGCATGACCGGCACTTCGTTTCGGACGGGCTGCATCACGACACATTTACCATCTACTACTAAGGAGGATGAACCTATGGCAAGACTGGAATGGGATAAGACTGGTGAGCGCTTTTACCACACTGGTACCAAGCACGGCGTGCTGTACCCGATGGATAACAAGGGTGCTTACCCCAAGGGTGTGGTCTGGAACGGCCTGACTGCCGTGACCGAGAGCCCCGACGGTGCAGACCTGACCAAGCTGCACGCAGACGATATGGTGTATGCCGGTCTCCGCGCAGCGGAAGAGTTCAAGTACACCATTGAGTCCTACATGTATCCGCCGGAGTTCGAGGCCTGCGACGGCAGCGCGGAGATCGTGCCCGGCGTGACCATCGGCCAGCAGCGCCGTCTGCCCTTTGGCTTCAGCTGGGTGACCAGCATCGGCAATGACACCGTGATGGACGATGATGACGGCTACATCATCCACATCGCATGGAACTCGACCGCTTCTCCCAGCGAGAAGAGCTACGAGACCGTGAACGACAGCCCGGATGCCATCACCTTCAGCTGGGAGTGTGACACCACCCCGGTGAACGTGGCAGGCTACAAGCCCACCGCGCACATGGAGATCAACAGCCTGAAGACCGACCCGGCCAAGCTGAAGGCCCTGGAGGACAAGCTGTACGGCACCGAGAACACCACCGCGTCTCTGCCGACCCCGGACGAGGTCATCGAGCTGCTGAAGGCCGCTGCGTAACCTCTCAGTCTCGCCCCGCTCGCCAGCTCCCCTAATAGGGGAGCCATTGGCAAGGCGGTATTGCGAGTGCTGGACGAAAAAGCCCGACGGGGCGTGAAATGCCGGGCTCCGCGCCAGCGGGCAGGCAGTTATTGAAAGGAGAAAAACCATGATCTGTGAACCCATTACCTACACCGACTTTGACGGTGTGGAGCGCACCGAAAACTTCTACTTCAACCTGACTGAGGCGGAGATCACCGAATGGAGCCTCTCTGTGGAGGGCGGCTTGCAGGAGTACATCGACCGCATCGTGAAGGCGAAGAGCCAGAAGGAGCTGGTGGAACTGTTCAAGACCGTGATCGAGAAGGCCTACGGCGAGAAGAGCGCCGACGGCCGCCGGTTCATGAAGAGCCCGGAGATCTTCGCAAACTTTGCGGCGACCCAGGCATTTTCTGACTTCTACATGTCGCTGGCGACCGACACCGAAAAGGCCACCAAGTTCATCAACGCACTTGCCCCGAACGGCAAGTTCAGCGCAAAGCCCGGTGCAAACCCGGCAGCGCAGGCCGTGCCCGTGACGCTGGCAGTGACCAGCTCTGCACAGGGCTGACCCACATTTGAAACCACAGGGAGATAAGACGAATGTTTGAGATCACAATTCCCGGCGAGGAGCTCTGGGATGCGAGGCGGGCGGAATTTACCAGCACGAAGGCGGTGACGCTGCGGCTGGAGTATTCGCTTGTCTCCCTGTCCAAATGGGAAAGCAAGTGGCATATCCCGTTTTTCGACGACAGCATGGAAAAGACACCGGAACAGATGCAGGACTTTGTGCGCTGCATGACGGTGACGCAGGGTGTGGACCCGACGGTGTACGCCCGGCTGACGGTGGAAAACCTGAATGCTATTTACCGATATATGGAAGACCCGATGACCGCGACCTGGTTTGCAGGCGAAGGGAGACCGGGCGAAAAAAATCAAAATGGAACCGCAAAGCGCCGCGCAAGAAGGCGGCCGCCCGGCACGGGGAAGGTGCTGACGAGCGAGGTGCTATATTCCCGGATGTTCCAGGCCGGGGTGCCCATTGAATGTGAGCGGTGGCATCTAAACCGCCTGATGACCCTGATCCGGGTCTGCCAGGAAGAGCAGGCTCCGCCCCGGAAGATGAGCAGGAAAGACGCACTGCGCCAGCGCAGAGAGCTGAACGCGGCGCGGATGAAGAAGTATGGCGCGAGAGGGTAATGAATGCCAAAAATCATTGTATTTCGTCAGAAGGGAAAGTTTAAGAAGACGAGCGGATTTTTGAAGCGGGTGAGCCGGATGGACCTGGATGCGGTGCTGGACGAGTACGGCAAAAAGGGCGTGGCAGCGCTGGCTGAGGCGACCCCGAAAGACACCGGAAAGACCGCCGCGAGCTGGAATTACCGGGTGACGAAAGGGGCCGACAGCATCGTGATCACCTGGTCGAACACGAACGTCGTGGACGACGTACCGATCGCGGTCATTTTACAGTACGGGCACAGCACACGGAACGGCGGCTATGTGGAAGGCGTTGATTATATCAACCCGGCCATGAAGCCGATCTTTGAGGAGATCGCCCGCAAAGCATGGAGGGAGGTGCAGAGAGGATGAGCAGAGAAGTAGACCAGCGCGTGGTCGAAATGCGGTTTGACAACGCACAGTTTGAGAAGAACACCCGCGAGAGCATGAAGACTCTGGACCGGCTCCAGGACAAGTTGCAGTTCAAGGACGTGGACAAGGGCTTCGAGAACATCGAAAAAGCCCAGCGGAACGTGAACTTCGACGAGATGGAAGGCGCACTGGACACCCTGAAGGTGAAGTTCAACGCGCTGGACGTGATGGCTGTGGCCGCACTGACCAACATCACGAACAAGATCGTTGACACCGGCGAACGGCTGGTGAAGAGCCTTTCGGTGGACCAGGTGGCCAGCGGATGGAATAAGTACATCGAGAAGACCTCGAACGTGCAGACCATCATGAACGCGACGGGCGAAAGCATCGACAACGTCAACGGCTACCTGAACAAGCTGATGTGGTACTCGGATGAGACGAGTTACAGCTTCAGCGAGATGACGAGTGCCCTTTCGCAGATGACTGCGGCAGGCGGCGACATCAAGAAGATGATCCCCATGATCATGGGCATCGCCAACGCCACCGCCGACGCCGGTAAAACGGGCTTTGCGTTCCAGAGCACCATCCGAAACCTGACCCAGAGTTACAGCGCCGGTCACCTGCAATTGCAGGACTGGAAGAGCCTCAACCTGATGGGTACGGCCACCAAGGCTCTGAAACAGGAACTCATCGACACGGCTGTGGAGATGGGCAAACTGAAAGAGGGCGAGGTGACCATTGGCACCTTCGAAAGCACCCTTTCGAACAAGTGGGCTGACACGAAGGTCATGGAAAAGACCTTCGAAAAGTACGCCTCCATGATGGAAGCTGCGTACGATATGGTGCAGCAGAACCCTGGCATGACCAGCTCTGAGGCGCTGGAGAAACTGAGCGGGCAATACGGCGAGCTGGCAGAGCGCGCGGCGTTGGCGGCCCAGCAGGCAACGAGCTTCGAGCAGGCCATCGACTCCACGAAGGACGCGGTCAGCTCTTCTTGGATGAAAGTCTTCGAGACCTTCTTCGGCAACAAGGAAGAAGCGACCGAGACCTGGACGGAACTGGCGAACCGGCTGTACGATATTTTCGTACCGTCCATCGACGCGCTGAACGAACGGCTGAAAGAGGGTCTCGACACCGGCTGGAAACAGCTGAACGACAAGCTGGGCGACCAGGCGGAGACCTACGACACCGTGCTGCAAAAAGTGGCACTGGCCAGCGGGGCGGTGACCGAAGAATCCATTGAAGAAGCGGGCAGCTTTGCGAACGCATTGCGGGAAGGCGGCGTCAACGCCGAGCTGCTTCAAAATGGATTGGACGTGACACTCGTCAGCCTGGAAAAGTACCTCGCCATGAGTGACAAGGCGCTGGACGCCCGCAATCTGGACAAGGAAGCCATTGAGCGGGACTACGAAGCGCTGAGCCGGTTGAACGAGGAGTTCCGGACCGGAGAAGCCAACCTGGCAGACTATGCCGCCGGTATGAGTGAGCTTTCGGGCCGCGAACACCTGATGCAGAGTCTGTGGAACATCATGGATGCACTGAGCGCTCTGGTGCAGCCCATCCACGATGCGTTCCAGGAGATCTTCCCGCCGACGAGCGGCAAGCAGATCAAGAGCTTTGCGGAAGGGCTGGATTACGCCACGAGCAAGCTCATCATCGGAGAGGAGACCGCCACAAAGATCAGGGGCGCCTTTACGGGACTGTTCCGGGTCATCCGGGTCGGCACCGACACCATCGCAAAGGTCGTGAAGACGGCGGTGAAGCTGCTGGGTGGACTGGCGGACGTGCTGAAGCCGGTGAAAGACAGCATCCTTGACGTGGCGGGAGGTTTCGGGGATTTTGTGACCGAAGTGGGCGAAGCGCTGACTGGCACGAAGACCCTGGGGGAGCGGTTCGACACCATCCGGGCCAGCCTGAAAAAGCTGCTGAGCCCGCTGGGGGACCTGAAAGACCTCACAAAGAACTTCTCGCTGGCCGGGCTGAAAGAGCAGCTGGACGCCCTCGTGCAGAGCGGCGGGAACCTGAGCTGGATCAGCGGGCTTTCTGAGAATGCGCAGAAAGTGCTGAAACCTCTGATCGTGCTGGCGGGACAGGCGGCAGGCGGCGGTCTGACCCTGCTGGGCGTCCTCGGCGCGGTGGCTGGAGGGGTGATCGCGAAACTGGGCGAGACAGCGGACTTCCTCAAAAAATGGGTGAAGGGCCAGCTGGATGGTGCAGACAGTCTGGAGACGACCCTGACGAATCTGCCGGTGAAGATCGGAGAGGCCGTGACGACCTTTGCGACGACCTTCAAGAAGAACATTTCAAGCATCGAAGCGACGGCGGACACCGTGGTAGACCCGGTGAAGAAGTTCTTCGAGGCGCTGAAGGTGGGCTTCGACTCCATCAGCGGAACGGATGTTTACCGCCTGCTGAGCTTGATCGACGTGGGACTGCTGGCGTTCAGCATCGGGCAGTTTGCGAAGGCGATGAACAGCCTGAAGAAGATGCTGCAAACGCCGCTGACGGGAATGCTGGATTCCATCTCCGGCACCTTCAAGCAGTTGACGAGCGCCATCAAGACGTGGCAGAAGAACAACGCCAGCAAGACCTTGGTGAGCATGGCAAGTGCTGTGCTGATCTTGGCCGGAGCAATGTACGTGATGAGCCGAATCGACCCCGATCGGTTTAAGTCCGTTGCAGCCGTCACGATGTTGAGCATTGTTTTGCTCGCCGGTGCAGCCAAGCTGCTGGAACCGACGGCAAAGAAATTCGATAAGGCATTTGACAGCCTGAAATCCAGCATGCTGAACGCAGCGACCTTGTGGGGAACGGCGGCGGCACTGATCGGGCTTGGCGTTGCGGTAGGCTCCATTGCAAAAGGCTTATCGAACCTTGTAGCAGCATTGAACGAAGGGGACATTGCAGCAAATGCCGCAGCCCTGGCAATCGCGGCAGCCGCAGTGGTTGCCCTTATGTTGGCTATGGGAGAACTGAGTAAGGCATTGGTGATCGGCGAAAAAGTCATCAACCACAAGGTGCTGCTTTCCACGGCGGCAGAGATGATCGCGCTGGGAACCGCCATCAAGATCGTTTCCACGGCGTTGGAACCGCTGAGTAAGATCAAGTTCGCAAGCCTTGCGAAAGCAGGACTGGCGGTAGTTTCGCTTGGCGGACTGCTGACGAGCATGGCGACCGTTCTGGCTGCGGTACAGAAGCTGATCGGCCCCACCGGATTTCAAAATGGAGCTGCAATCGCAGCAATGGCAAGCGGCATCTGGATCGCGGCACAGGCAGTATCCAGCATTGCAAATATCAAACGGGTCAACCTCGACGCGGCTATGACGAGCATCAAGACCCTGATGCTGCTGATAACCACGATGTCGGCACTGTCCGCCAAGACAAAGTTTACTTCCGGCGCGGCTATCTTCATGATGTCATCGTCCTTGATCGTTCTGGCCGGAGCAGTAGAGCTGTTTGCCGTAATGGGCGATGAGGCAATCGATGGACTGATCAAAGTTTCTGCCGGACTGACCGCATTGAGCATTGCATCGCAAGCCGCTGGGGCGGACGGAGCAATGGCTATTATGGCAATGTCTACGGCGATGCTGGTGCTGGCGGGAGCTGTGGCGGTTTATGAAAAGCTCGGCGACGGAGCATGGAGCGCAATGCTCAAGTGCGGGGTTGCACTTGCCGGAATGTACGTGGCTGTTTTTGCGCTGTCCAAAATGTCTGGTGATGCCCTGCAAGCTGCATGGACGATCAACACACTTTCTACAGGCATGATCAAGCTGGCAGCGGCGTGCGTCATTTTCAATGTGGTCAACTGGGACGCATTGAAGGTTGCCGCCGTGGCATTGGGCGGATTGATTGCCATCCTGTTTGGAGCCGGGTGGCTGGCAACGAAACTTCCAGTGGTCAGCGTGGGATTTACCGCACTGGCAACTGCGTTCGATAAGTTCGCATCCGCTGCCTTGAAACTGGCCGGAGCAACTGCCATTCTGGGTGTGCTCTCGATGTTTGCCGGGCCGATCTGTCAGGCGATCATCAATGCAGCTCCCGACATCGAGCAGGCGCTCGTTGCCGTGATAAACATGCTGTGCAATGCGATCATGCAGTGTGCAGGGCCTCTTGTTAAGGCATTCGATGCTCTCGTACGCGCAGTGGTTCCCGTGCTCTGGCAGGAACTGAAAGATGCACTTGGCTTTTTGGGTGTTCCAGAGACGTGGGAAGAACTGGCAGACGCAACGTGGAATGCCATTAAGACCGCCTTTGCGCCATTCAAGGGGAATGGGCTGTTCCAGCAGAGAAACATCGTATTCAAGGCGAATCCGGATTACCAGCCACAGCGGGTCAGCATCACAGACTGGTTCAACACGAAGGATGCCAATGACGATGCTGAGAAGGCCGGTAATGAGGTTGGCGAGCATTACGTGAATGGTAATGTCACAGGCATGACCAAAAACGCGTACAAAGCTGCCGACGCTGGTGCAGATCTCGTAAGTGCCGCCGACGAGAGTGTACGGAAGGAAGCAGGGATCGAATCACCGTCCAGACTGATGGCCGAAAATGGCCGATGGATGGCGCTGGGCCTCGCCGAAGGGTTGCTGGACGAAGGCGCCGTCAACTCGGTTCTGTCCTCGGCCAATGCCTTATGCACCAGACTGGACAATTACATCCGGAATTTCTGGGGCATCCATTCGCCGAGCGACGTTTCGTATGCGTATGGTGAGTATATTGACGAAGGTGCTGCAAACGGCATTGAGAACGGCACCGGCGCTGTGACGGATGCTGTCGACAAGCAGAGCCAGGAAGTAGAGCGCCACTACAGCGACTACCGGACCAAGCTCGTTCAGGCGGCGCAGGACGGTATGACGGACGTGAGCACCACCGTGACGGGTGCGCTGGACGATCTTCAGACCACAGCCGGAGAAAAAGCGTTGGGTGTCGTAGCCACTGTGCAGACGGCCTTGAGCGGGATGGGCCTCGATACTTCAAAATGGGGTGAGGGAATCGCTAACTTTACCTCAAGCCTGAACTTTAAGGACAAGGGCGGCATCTCACCGAACGGGCTGCTGTTCGGTCTGGGCGGGCAGACCGTCCCGGACATGCTGGAAAATGGCGTGGATATCGACGCCATGTACCAGAAAACAAAGGATAAGTTCGACGAGATCACGGGGAATACCGGCAAGAAACCCAAGGGCGGCGGCACCGCGAAGTCGACCAAGACCGAGGCGGACAAGCTGGTGGACGAGTACACTAAGAAGCTGAAGGCGAACAAGGCCAAGATGGACGCCGCCGACAAGGAATATGCACTGTGGGAGCTGACCGAAGGCGACACGTCGAGCGTGGAAGCCCTGGTGGAAAAGAAGACCGACAGCCTGACGCAGGCTATCGCGGACCAGACCGACCGGGTGGCCATCGCGAAGGAACAGTACGACAAGATCCTTGCGGAGAAGAGCTCCACCGACACCCAGAAGAGCGATGCGTATGCGACCTACCTCAACGAGGAGAAGACACTGACTGAGCTGAAGGGAAAGAAGCAGGCGACGCTGTTCCAGGTGATCAAAGACCGGTATGACGACGAAGCCAGCACCGCGACGGACGAATACGAGCTGTGGGCGAGCCTGTACGAAGACACGGCCACGGTGGAGGAAAAGTCAAACAAGAAGATCGAGAACCTGAACAAAAAGATCGGCATCCAGGCGAAGGTTGTGACGGCCGCCGAAGAGGAGTACACCACGCTGAAAGCCGAGTTCGGCGAAGAGAGCCTGAAGACCCAGGAAGCCTACCGGCAGTGGCTGGAAGAGCAGAAGGAACAGCAGGACCTCATCAACGAGATGAACCAGGCCCAGCTGGACGCCTTTGACGATGCTCTGGCCATGCTGGAAAAGCAGGAAAAGATCATCACGAACCGGCAGAACGTGCTGAAAAAGATCTACAACGACGGCGACCTCTCGCAGCGGGAGGAAGCCTACAAGGCGGCGGTCAAGCAGTACGGTGCAGACAGCAAGGAGGCGCGCCTCGCCTCCACCCAGGGCACGATGACCGCCATTCTGGGCGTTGGTACGGCTCTGGACAGCATGGCCTATTCGGTCAAGAAGCTGACGAACAAACAGAACAAATACAACGAAGCCGTCAAACAGAGCGGCAAGGACAGCGAAGCGGCGCTGGATGCGCTGGCCGAGTGGCAGGGCGAACAGTACAACTTCGTGGGCTTTGCCGAAGATCTGGCCACGGCGTTCGATCTGGACGACAGCGGCAAGCGGATGACCATGCAGCTGGGCTATGCCATCGCCCGGAACTGGAAGCCGATCCAAAAGGGATTCCAGGACGTCTGGCAGAAGGTACAGACCAAATTCCCGCAGGCCGCACAGAACATGGCCAACGCCTTCGGGCTGGTGGTGCGGGAAGGCGCGACCGAAGTCATCACCGACGTGTACAGCATGATCACCGCAGCGGTGGGCGGAGACTGGGGACAGGCTCTGACGAGCGGCATTGCGGCCGTGCTGGACTTTATGGGCAGCGACTTCGGAAAGACTGTGCTGGACAACGTCGGCCCGATGCTGGCGACCGCTGGCAAGAAGCTGAGCGGCACACTGGCCACGACACTGGGCGGTGTAGTGAGCGAAGGCGGGCTTCTGACCACGATCGGCACTAAACTGGCCGGACTGGCAGCGACCATCGGCGGAGAAGGCGGCATCCTGGCCACGGTCGGTGCAAAGCTGGCGGCGCTGGCGGCATCGCTCGGCCCGCATGGTCTGCTCATAGCGGCGGTCGTTGCAGCCGGTGCAGTGGTCATCACCTTGCTGGTGAAGAACTGGGACAAGGTGAAGAACTTCTTCGGCAGGGCGCTGGACTGGCTGCGGAACCTGTTCTCGAAGTTCGTGGAGGTCGGCAAGAACCTCGTCAAGGGACTGTGGGAAGGCATCACCGGGGCAGCGAAGGCTGTGGGTGACGGCATTCGAAACCTGTGCACAGGCCTTGTGAACGGGGTGAAGAGCTTCTTCGGCATCCACTCGCCCTCGACCGTGATGGCCCAGCTGGGCGAATACATGAGCCTTGGCTTTGCCAATGGCATCGCGGACAGCGGGAACGCTGTGGACCGGAGCATGAACGACGTGATGCGCTCGGCACTGCGCGCTGCGCAGATGAGCGCCGACATGATCCTGAGCTGCTTTGACGAGGACGCGGATTTCCGCCCGACCATCACGCCCGTGGTGGATCTGGAAGGGGTGCGCAATAGTGCCAACTGGATGCAGAGCGCCTTCGCAGACCCGGACGGGACCCTGAACGCCCGCTTCGAACAGCCCACCCAGCTGATGCGCAGCTTTGCCAAGCGCCGGGAACTTCAAAATGGAGAACCGACAGCAGCTGCCGCAAGCTGCAACGACGATGTCGTGGCGGCCATTGAGAGCCTGGGCAGCCGGGTGGACGCGGTGAGCGAGGCGGTGCGGAACATGAAGCTTTCCATTGACCGGAGAAAGCTGGTCGGAGAGATCATCGAGGATGTGGATACAAAGCTCATGGAACGGGCAGAACGGAGACGGCGATGAATAGCGTAGATCTGTTGCACCTGTACATCGGCGGAAACCCGCTGGCAGAGTATGCGTCGGTTACGTTCCTGGTAAAGAACGGTGCAGGACAGTACGAAAGCTGTTCGACAAAAGACCTGAATCTGGTGCCGTTGAGCCCGCTGCATGTAAACGCATTTGAAGAAAACTGCAAGACCGTCAGCATCCCAGCGATGCACGGAGTACCGGAGTATCCGGCTGCCCTGAGACGGGTGTATAAGAACGCGACGGGAACCTGGGAGTTTTATTACGTCCAGGACGGAACCCTGCATGCGAGCTGGGATGATTATGGCGCAAACAGCCTGAAAGACTGGGTGAAGGTGCGGATGCGATGCGGCATTCCCGGACCGAACGAAACGAGCCTGAAGCTATATCACGGATGGCATACCCGAACCGGCGAGTGGAGCAGCACCTACTACCGACTGATGCGGTTTATTCAGGGAAAAGACTGCAAAGTGCGGATGCACGTGGATGCCTCTGCTGTAAGCGGGCCGAGAGATGCCGAATACGAGGGGCGGTGCTGGGTGAGCAGTGTGAAACCCAGCGAAGGAAAGATGGTATTTGCCATCAGTTACAACTTCGCGCCCCAGAACGAAGAACGACAATAACCGAAATTTCAAAATGGAGGGAGCAGCATGTATCATTCCATCACCATTGGCGACAAGAACACCTGGGATGACTGGCACATGATCCCGGTCACTCCCCCGGTGATCGCTCCCCCGGTTGAAAAGACCATCTCCCTGGACGTCGAAGGACGGAACGGGGCGGTGTATCTTTCCAAAAGCGTCACGGGCGAGGCGGTATTCAAGGCCCGTGAAGGAAGCTGGGAGTTTTATCTGGATACCGAATCCTGGAGAGGGCGGTATGGTTCCTCGCCAGTTGGAAAACAGGCGCTGGATCATCTTGCAAAAGCACTGAACGAAGACATCGCAAAGCCGATGAAGCAGTCTGTGCGGCTGGAGGATGACCCGGCGTTCTTTTATTTTGGAAGAGTCTGGGTGAGCGGAGGTATCAGGCAGCAGAATGACCATACGGTCATTACGATGAAATACAGCCTTTACCCGTTCAAATATTTATACAACAACATTCAGGACGACTGGCTCTGGGACCCATTCAACTTTACGACCGACCTGGCGCTGCCGTATGCAAAGAACCTGGTGCTGAAAGGACAGGAGCAGGTAAATCTGTATCTGCCGCCGTCCGAAAAGCCAAGCGTCGTGCGGGCCAGAGGATGGAGCGGAGTGGTCGCAGGCCTCTACAAAAGCCGTACCCTGCCGTACCGGTATGCAGGGCTTGCAGGACTCTACACGGACCACACAGAGCACCGACTGGTAAACAACATAGAGATCGCGCTTGGCGTCATCGACGACGACCTGCGATATGACGTGTATGAACTGAAGCTGAAGAACACGACCCTGATCCGACAGGTGGTCAATGTGACCTACCTGCCAGCATACTTATAAGGAGCTTTTCAAAATGGGATATCGGGTATATGCCGGAAGCATCGAGCGGGCGGAAGGAGCCTTTCGCGAGGGGAGCTGGGTCGGGTTCCGATGGGTAGACCGGGTAACGCTTTACGACGCGGCAGGCGACCACATTGAAGGAGATGTCCCCGGACAGGTCGTGCTGGACCCGGTGCTGACGCAGGAGAAAAACCAGCTGAACAGCTTTGAGTGCAGCATCCCATATGAGATCGAGACGCCGTTTGCTACGATCCGGAACCCCGTGTACGACGCGCTGAAGCTGCGCAAGAGCTGGGTATGCGTGGAAGAAGACGACAAGCCCATCTTCGTTGGGCGGGTGACAGAACTGGAAAAGCAGTTTGACCGGAGCTGGCGTGTATACGCCGAGGGGGCTCTTGGTGTGATGCAGGACGAGAGCTGGAAACTGGACCCGGCGACTTACACCCTGACGAAGGCTCGGAGCGAAACTTCAAAATGGTTCGATACGTATTATGCAGACACTCTGTTCAATCAGCTGTTCGCTCTTGGAAGGGCTGACTGCGGGTTGATCTGCATCGGGAAAGTGACAGTGCAAAACGGGAAGACCATTGATACGACCGACAAAGGCACCCAGATCGACACCCACTGGAACCTGTTGAACACGCTTTTTTTGGACGAATACGACGGATATCTGCGAACGCGCATCGAAATGTCCGGTGACGTGTGGCGCATTTGCGTGGATTACCTGCTGGACATCGAAGAGACGACCCGGCAGGCGATTTATTACGGCTCGAACCTGCTGGACCTGACCTATACCGAGAAGATCCCCAATGACTTTGCGACCCGGATCACGGCGTACGGCTCAAAGACGGAATCGCACGGGTGGTGGATCTGGAAGAAATACTCCACATCGGCCATAGTGGCGGTGGCAAAGAACGAAGAGGCGGAAAGCAAATACGGCGTCGTGGAGAAGATCGTGACCGTGGATGGGGATACGACCGAAGCCAGCTTGCAGGAAACGGCGGACAAGCAGCTGAAGGAATACAAGCAGAACGTAGAACCGAGTTTGATGATCGAAGCGTTCGACTACAAAGACACAGGGCGGGACCTGGACCGGCTGCAATTTCTGAAAAAGACCCATGTGGTGTCCGAACCGCATGGAATAGACGGGTGGTATGTTTGCACCAAAACAGCCCTGACACTGGATGCACCGGACAACAAGCGGTATGAATATGGCCTGCCGCCAAGAAAACTGACCGATCAGCAGAACGCGAACACTACAAACCAGAAGACGATCAAGAACCAATTGCGGGGCGTGCTGAGTTGGCTGAACAAATAAAGTGGGGTGATTTTCCAAAATGATGAGTTTCGATGAGATCATTGAGGGCATCCGGAAAGCGCTGTACGGACGCGAGGTACGCGAATACTTTGCCTATGCGATCCAGTGGGTGAAAGAATGGGTGACCGAACAGGTCGAGCAGATGAAGAACTGGCTCGAATGGGCCAAGCACTACGCCCAGGATGCCCAGCGGAGCGCCACGGCCTCGGCTAAGAGCGCAGCAGAATCAAAGGAGAGCGCCAGCCAGAGTGCGGCCAGTGCGGCAAGCTCAAAAGCAAGTGCAGATGCCAGTGCGGCGAGCGCGGCAGAATCGAAGGCAAGCGCCGCGGCCTCGGCCAAGAGCGCCAAAAACTCGAAGCTGAGTGAGGAAAGCTCGAAGCTCTACTCGGAACGGTCGCGGGACATCGTCAACGATTTTCAAAATGACTACAAAGGCGGGTACTATAAGACCTTCAACCTGGTGGCCTACCGGAACAAGTGGGGCACCCTGCCGCAGGCGCAGGGCATCTTCACCTATTACTGTGACATCCCGGTCGAAGACCTGACCGAGCGGTTCACGCCGTTTGCCGCCATGACGCTGGAAAGCTACGCCTCGGCCACGGCGGCCGGTGTGGCATGCAGTGTGGAGAGCCGGAAGGGCTGTCTTCGGCTGTTTTCCCGCCGCATCCCGGACGCAGACCTAGACATCATCCTGACGTTGTTCGGCGTGGGCACCCTGAATTATTTTCTGGCGGTGCCGACGGCCGACTGGACGCCGCTGCGGCCGACCATTGGTCCGAACCAGTATTACTGCGATGTGGCCGTGAAGAACTGCACCTCCGACATGATCCCGCTGGGCATGACCGACCTTGTGAACTGGGAGGAAGCGGAGAACGCAGGCATGGCAAGTGTTCTGAGCACCGGCGACGGCTACGTGCGGTTCTATGCCGTGCGCAGACCGGAGGCGAACATCCATGTGAACGTCATCCTGCTCAAGCGGGAAGAGCCTGTGAACCGCCCGGCCACCAAGACGGAGCTGGGCCTTGTGATGATCGGTGACGGCATGGACGTAACAGCGGCTGGCCGCATTTCGACACGCGGGGCAACGAATGAAGAGTTCCGGACTGCAATGCAGGACGCTTTCGGGGAGGTAGACGGATGGCGGATGTGATCTACGCAAAATTAGAACAGCTGCATCAGATGACTTGTTCGATCGGCATGGTGCTGAAGGCATTGCAGGCACAGGTGAAGGCCATCGACGAACGGGGCGGCGAAGACAATGTTCTGGAAAAGATCCTTGTAAACGGGACGCAACTGTTCCCTGACCGCGAAAAAGCCGTTCGGATGACGATCCCTACCAAGATCTCAGACCTGGACAACGACAAAAAGTTTCAGGAGAACGTCATCGAGCAGGTGTTGCTGAACGGCACAAAAATGCCGGTGGACAGTCAGAAACGCGTGAGCATTACCATTCCGACCGGTACAAACAACCTGGTGAACGATGCAGGATACCAGACGAACGCGGATGTTCTCGCGGCCATCAAGGCGAATGCCTACGTCCACCCCAGCCACACGGCATACGGGTCGGGACTGTATAAGATCGTAGTGGACAACCTGGGTCACGTGACGAGCGCAGCAAAGGCTGTGAAGAGCGATATCACGTCACTGGGCATCCCCGGACAGGATACCGTCTACACCCACCCGAAGTACACGGCGCGCGGAACGGGGCTCTACAAGATCGCCGTGGACGCACTTGGCCATGTTTCCAGTGTGGCAGGTGTCACGAAGGGTGATATCACGTCGCTGGGCATTCCGGGACAGGATACCGTCTACACCCATCCGGGCTACACCGGGCACGGGCTGGGGCTTTACAAGTTGGCCGTGGACGGACAGGGACATGTTTCCAGCGTGGCTGGCATCACAAAGAGTGATATCACGGCACTGGGCATCCCCGGACAGGACACGAACAGCTGGCGCGGCATCCAGAACAACCTGAGCAGCGACTCCACGAGCGATTCGCTGAGCGCCGCGATGGGAAAGGCCCTGAATACCAGCCTGAACGATGCGATCACCCGTATCGCGACCTGCGAACAGAAGATCAAAGCCATTGCCAAGACGACCGAAGTTCTTCTTGGAACGGTCGTAAGCCCTGCCATCAAGGGCGACACACTGCAGAAAGGTGCGACCCACACAATGGCAACCTTTGGCAGCGAGGTGGCATTTGTTAAGATTTCTGAGAGAATCAAGATTCTACGTGGCTCTTCCCATGTGGAAGAGCTATGGTCAATATACAATGAAGGGGGTGGCAATTACCATCGCCTGTATGTGCGCTGGGACTTTACGGCAGATGGTAGAGTGACTGCAACCTGCGACACGGAAGTCAGTGACACCAGTTGGAGTTGGTATGACCATACACTGAAGGTGAACATCAACTATTACAAGTACGCGGCGTAAGGAGGAAAATTCAAAATGGCATTTGGACCCATGAGTGTCGGCAACCAGGCGACACTGTCGCTGCTGACCGACCAGACCCTGACTCAGGAGAACATGCCCGCCGATGCCAAAGCGACCGGCACCAGACTGAAAACACTGGACAGCGGTGTAGACAACCTGAACAAACGAATCGTGAAGTATCTGCTGCTGACCGGCGGTACCATGACCGGTGAATTGAAAGCGGAAGGCGGCATCAAAGGCAACCTGACCGGCAGCGCCACCCAGTGGAACAACCACACCCTGCGGAAAAACCGTGCCACTGTGCACGGGACGACCTGGGTGCCTGTGTTCACGGACAACAACATAGACTATGCCACGTTGGACGATCTGCTGCGGGAAGTTACCACCCGCATCTCCACACTGGAACAGAAGTATCAAGCCATTGCCAAGACGACCGAAGTTCTTCTTGGAACGGTCGTAAGCCCTGCCATCAAGGGCGACACACTGCAGAAA